TACATGCCCGGCCTCTACACCATCGATGGTGGAATGTCCCCCGGAATAATATTCATGCGCCAACCTGGCGGAGGACCTCTTCCCACGCGTAAACCCGGATGTCCTCGTGGCCCTTGAGCCGTTGGTTGTGCGACGTGGACCAGAGCATCCCACGTCCGTTCGGATGACTCCCTTGCCACCGTCGTACGTGGTCCGGGTTGTCGTCGAGGAACTCCTGGCCCTGGCAGATGTGCTTCGAGTTCGTGTGGATGACGTGCTTCCGATCGATGCCGAAGTGTTCTCCGAGCCACTGGTTCCTCTCGGTGATCCAGTAGAGGCTGTCGTGGTGAGGCGCCGTCACCGGGTAGACGTTCCGGTACTTCCTCAGCTCCCTCACGAAGTCCTGGGACCCCGGAGTCGGTTGAAGGCCGGCACAGAACCCCTTCTCGTTCATCCGGAGGAACACGGCTGCCTTCTCTTCCGGAGAGAGCACCGCGAACATGTCCCATTGGTCGGAGGTGGCGTCCTCGAGTCCCCAGGGACGGCCCACGACCTCCGAGACGATGACCAAGGCAGGGGTCACGAAATCGGCGAGAACTTCATCCACGTCGATCAAAAAGTCGGGGAGGTCGGCCATGGGCTTGACCCTACACCACCTAGTCGTCGTCCGGATCGTCGATCCCCCAGGGGTCCCCTGAAAGGATGAGGCCCCAGCGGTCCGTCTTGTTCTTCTCGCAGGTCTCGTGAACGAGCTTCGTCACCTGCTGGAACTCGGCCTGTGTCCGGCAGCGTCGAAGCATCTCCTCCAACTGGGTCGCCTGATCCGGACGGAGTTGCTTCGCCCGCAAGAGAAACTGGACGGAGGCTACCCGAACTTGCTTCTGCTGGCGTCGACCCACTTAGGGATCATACACCGGCAGGAACCCCTCTCGAAGGTCGTGCTCCTTCATTTCGAGCGCCGTGAGCTGGCGGATGGCCTTCGATTCGACGAGCTCCAAGAGCAGGTGCTCCGCTTCCTTGAGCGAGCATCCGAGCTCCAGGGCAACATGCCCGACGAGCGTCGGCCGGACCTTGGATCGTCGAACCCGTTCCAAAGTCCGCCGAAGCGCCTCCTCAAGAACCATCTTTTCCATGGCCAAGAGCGAGGGCCTCCCGTTCCGTCGGAAGGAGCAAGGTTTCTTGGGAGTTGAGAGGCTCGAACTGATCCAGGCGGTACGTGCTCTGCACCGCCACGCCATGACCCTTGAGAACCTTCAGCAGGCCCTCGAGATCCTTGGTCTGTGCCGTGAACACGTTTCGGCCCCGATCGAGCATGATCATGGGGGTCCGAATGGCGACCGGTTCCTCGGCGACAGCGACGATCGAGTAGTAGCCCATCACCCCTAATGGGGTATCAAAGCCCTAAACGAGGGTTGCTTGGTACTCGACACCCCCAAGGGTCAAGATCACGACTTTGGTCCAGTCGACCCAGATCCGAAACTTCAGGCTGGAACTGGCCTCCCAACGGTCGAACAGTTCCCTGGACATCGCCTTGAACTCGGCCGGAACGACCAGAACACCTGCATGAGGCCGCACTCCGATAGTCCTCGCGGATGCCACGGGCATGACACTCAGGTTGGGCTGAACTCGGCGCAGGTATCGTAGAGTTTCAGGGGACGTGATCCAGAGGTCGATGCCCTGAAGATGTCCCTTCGTGAGATCCATTTGGTGAATCTCGGCACTTTGGGGGAAGTGTTTGACGGCTTCCAAGGACAGTTGTCGAGCAACCTCTCGGACCCAACCCTGGACGAGGGCGCCCTGGATACTGGCCGCCCGGTTGTGGTGGAGGTTGACCGTCGTCTGGTCCTGGATGTTCATCGTGGTCTGGGAGTAGGCTCCCCCATCGATGAGCTGGAGGCCCTCCGTTTCCTCAGGGTCTTCCGCCCGGAGCTCGAAGCGCTGAAGGAAGGCCCCTGAGGTGCCCCCGGCGGCCCGTAGAAGGACTTTGGGGTCGAACTTGCCCAAGGATTCGACCATGTGCCGCCGACCCTCCCTGGTGGCTACCAGGAGGCGAGGATCCCCGTCCTCTCGAAGGAGCTGCGTCTGATGGGCCCGAGCGGCCAGGGTTGCAACGATCCGGTCCTCCCTGGACTCGTCGTGGAACCAGCAGGCGATACCCGCCTCGATGTCCGGCCGGATGCGAGGAAGCGGGGTCGCCAAGCTTCCGTCCTCACGGGGAACGGGCTTCGGCTGGTAGATGTCGTTCTCGGTCAGCCGAACGGCAACCCGACCTGTTTCACGGGAAACAAGGTAGATGCCATCGCCGAGCTGGTCTTGTTCGTCCCAGAGGTACGTAGCGACCTCGAACGCCTCGGCAGCACGATCGCCGCCCCACTGCTCGTTGAGCCGGATGCTGAGCCCGTCGATCGCGGCATCGACGGCCATGCCCCCTGACCTCGCTTCCCGAACGAAGTCTCGGATGGCCTTGTTCCCGTTGAGGAGGGCCCTGGCATCCCGAAGCCAGTCGGCTTCGGGTCGAGCATCGGAAAGGACCTGCGGGCGGATCCGCTGCTCGAGAGCTGTTCGAGCAGCGTCAGGGTCCTGCCCCGCCTCCAGCATGTAGCCTTCGGCGGTCACCAAGTCGATCTCGTCGTGCTCGTCCCAGTCGTCGTCGGGCATGGCTCTAGCCTAGCTCACGAAGACGCTGAGCGAGAGCCCGAAGGTCGTCGTGAACTCCGACCCGTCCTCGATCGTCGTCGTCATCGGACGGTCGAGCATGCGTTCGAGGACATCCCCGATCGAGGCGGCCGTCTCGAAGGTCTCAGCCCACTCCTCAGCGTCGAAGTCCGATGCCTCGAAGTCCGGCAGGCCGGAGTCCTCCTGGGACTCCTTGGTGCTCTGAAAGAGGCTCATTCCTCATTCCTTGCCAGCTACCTTGAACTCCCGGAAGGTCTCGCTCCTCTTGTCCGAAGCGAACTTCGCCCGGATGCCCTCGTTGAGGTCGGGGTCGAACCCGACCCACTCGAGGACCTCTCGAAGCTCGTCGACCATGGTTTTGAAGATGCGAGGCTTGCGCTGCATCTCGGCAAGGAGAATCGCCTGGTCCAGGCCATCCTTGTTGGCCATGAAGGAATCCCGAAGGGCCGACCGGATCGCTTGTTCGATCTCACGACCGACCATGTTCTTGGCGGCTTCGGCCAGCTCGGCGAGCTGGAACTTCGTCGGGTCCTGGTTCTTCTTGGTGAGGTGGATCTTGAGGATCTCGATCCGCTCGTCCTCGTTCGGCAAGTCGAAGAAGAAGCGTTCCTCGATGCGGTTGACGAACTCGACCGGCAGCGTCTTCAGGCTGTTCGCCGTCATCGCCAGGCAGACCTGGGACTTCGTTTCCTGGAGCCAGGTCGAGAGGATGCCGATGGTCCGGGCCGTGGTCCCGGCATCCGAGTGTGCCGAGCTCTGGTTGCCGGCCAAGCTCTTCTCGGCTTCGTCGATCCAGACGATGCAGGGGGCCACCGACTCGATCAGGTTGATCGCCCGGTAGACGTTGGCCTCGGACTCGCCGACCCCGGAAGACCGCAGCCGCCCCATCTCGAGGCTGACGACCGGCAAACGCCAGGCGTTGCCGAGCGCCTTGACGGAGAGACTCTTGCCACAGCCCCAGACGCCGACCGCCAGGACACCCTTCGGGGGCTCGAGACCGAACTTCTGCCCCTCGTCGGTCCAGCACGCCTTCGTGGCTTCGGCCCACTGCTTGAACCGCTTCACTCCGCCGATCTGCTCGAAGCCGAAGGCCGAGACGTCGACGTAGGTCAAGAGGTCCGTCTTGTGGAGCTGCCGGCGCTTGTAGTCCGCGATGAACTTGGGGTCGATCCGACGCTGGTCGGCAGGGTTCTTGTCCTTGCGGGTCTTGACCACCGACTGGGCGATGGCAGCATCGACCTCGAACGACGTGAGACCCTTGAAGAAGCGGATGGACCCCTTCGGCGCCTGGGTCTGGAGCTTCTTGGCGATCTTGTCGACCTCCTCGTCGTACTCCTCTTCGCTGAGCCCACGGTCGTAGATGACCTCGATGTACCGCTGGAGCTTCGGCGGGATGGACAGCCGGTTCGAGATGAAGAACAGGATCTTGACGTTGTTCTCGTCCGCGTGAACCTGGTGGATGATGTTGAGGACCCGCCGCTGGACATGCGTGTCGACGAGCCACCGCTCGGGGTCCGTGATGATGTAGAAGTTCTTCTTGTTGAGGGGCTCCTCCTTGTAGATTTGGATGAGCGCCCGATGGATGTCGGTAGCCGTCGTGCTCTCCGCATGGGTTCGCCGACGCCAGTCATCCACGACCGCTTGGATGGGCTGAAGCCCAAAGGCGGCGTTGAACACGTGGACCCGGTTGTCGTCGGCGTGCGGCTTGAGAACCTCGGCCAACTTCATGATGGCGCGATCCTCTTCCTCGGTCACGTAGTAGATGAGGCGAGAGAGGCTCTTCAGGTGGAAGTACAGGTCGGGATTCAACTGGGCCATGATCAAGTACCTTCTACACCGCTTCGTCGAGAACTTAGGGATGAAAGTGAAGAAGGCCCCTTCTTCCGAAGTGGGCCTTCCTCATTTCCGCCGGGGTCGGCAGCGTGATCAGGCGAAGTGACCCTGGCAGCGCAGCCGAATCCGGCCGTCCTTCTCGACGGTGCGGGACTCGATCGTGATGCCCTGGATCCGGCACTCCTGCTGGATCTTCGCTTCGGCGTAGTGGCGCTTCAGGAGGCCGAGGCTGTTGTCGCTCCGGCGATGCCCCTGGTCGGTGTCCCCTTCGACGTCGCCGGTGGTGAGGTTGATGCTGGCGCCTGCGATCGGGCCGCTCGTGATGCGGATGGTCGACCCGCTCTGGGTGAAGTCCATCTTGGCGGCCTTGAGGGCCTGGATGGCCAGGGCCTGGTCCTTGATCTCGGTTTGTGTGGTCACACGGTGACTCATGGTGGTGGTCCTTTTCCTTTCGGTGGTTCTTGCTTCGAGATCAGGACCCGCCGCCGCCCTGGATCTCCTCGACCCGATCACACTCGGGACCGATGTGTTCGTCGGAGAGTTCGCGGCCCACGGCGTTCGTGACCCTCTTGATCTCGGAGCAGACGGAATCCTCGCGATCGATCACTTCCGTGACCACCTTGCCGTCCGTTCCGATGATGAAATCCCATTTCATGCTGAGTCGTCCTTGTTGAGGTCCGGTACCCCTCTATACACCAGAGCCGCCGAGTTTGATCTTGGCCCCTGGCCGAACCTTCGGAATCTCCGGTTCTTTGGGTTTGGCTGCCCAGGGGTCCCGAGGGGGTGCCGCTGGCTTCGAGCCTCGTAGCATCTGCCCTTGTCGGAACGGCGTGTTCATGAGCACGGGGGGTGGAGGGGACTGGGAAAGTGGGGTCTCCGTCAGGGTGGAGGACTCTTCTTCGGCAACCTCAGCAGGAGGGACCGGGGGAGAATCCTCCGTAGAGTGCGGGCTTTCGGGTGCCGCGTCAAGATCCCGGGGGTCGATCCAAGCTCGAACGGCCCGCCCGATTTCCGGGACGGGGCCTCGCTCGATCTCGATGAATTTCTTCGCTCGAAGCTGCACGAACCGGGGGTCGGCCTCGGACATCCGGGGGACGTGGTTGAAGAACTGGTCCTCCCAGGTATCGACCCGCCTCTCGAAACGGCTCTTGCCGCTCAGACTTCGCGTACATTCCGGTTGAAGGCAGCGGAAGCAGAACTGCGCCTCGAAGTCCCGAACCGGAACCCCATGATCGTTGCAGACCGACAGGAAGTCGTGCTTCTCGGCCACGTACTAGAGCCTTTCCATAGGAAGATTAGGTATTTTCCTCGATCTCCCAGCCGTTGCCTCCGAGGTTCCGATCGTGCAGTTCCCGAGAAAACCGCTCGGGAAAGACATGGATCCCGAGCTTAGGGTCGATCAGAACGTTGCCCTGCTGGTCCTTGACCTGGAGCCGAACGACCCCTTCACGGGGCTGGTCTCCGATGGGAACAGACCCGGAAATGGCCATCATCACGAGGCGAATCGACTCCCTCGTGAGGAAGTCCTTCGGCAGGAGGAAGGTGGCGACCTTTGCAGCTTTGACGCTCGGCGTCAAACTCGAAGGTTTCGCAGATTTCGAAGGAGCTGGGGAGGCCGTCGGAGTTTGGGCAGGAGCCGTTGCGGCTGGAGCTGAGGGCTCCGGGGTGTGCACGGCCACATCGACGCCCGGCTTCACGAAGTCGACGAGCCAGTCCGGCACCGGAGCCTCGCCGTGCATGATCTCGAGCCAGTCGTACTTGGCCTCCCAGTTCAGGCCGATGAGGGGCTCGACGACGAGCGGGATTTCCCAGTGACAGAGGGCGCTCGGAGATTCCATGATGCGGATGATCTCGGGCAGGGCGGTCGTCAGGCGCTCATGCCGGATCTCGAAGACGATCTCGTCGTGGACCGTCATGATCATGCGTACGCTGTCGTCGCCCCCGTTCCTGAGCCAGCCCCTCCTCCCGAGGTCCTTCGCGAGCTTCACCAGGCTGATCTTGAGGATGTCGGCACCACTCCCCTGGATCGGGTAGTTCGTACTCTTCCTCTCGCAACCGGCTCGAATCCGACGGGCCTCCTGCTCATCGATCGCCTGGCCACGGATGACCTGGCCGGGCTTGATGTTGGCATCCGGAATCGCAATGAAGCGCTGGAAGGCCGTCGAGACTCCAAGGTCCCTCTTCACGTCCGCATGCTGTTTCGCCACCCACTTGGCGAAGGTCGGGACGCTCTTGTCGAAGTTCGCTTTGCGTCGGGATGCCTCCACCTTGTCGCACTTCGTCGCCCGCTGAATCGCTTGCACCCCGCCGCCGTAGATGAGCGAGAAGTTCGCGATCTTGCCCATGTTCCGTTCGACCTTGTTGGCCTTCGTGATGTGCGGGCCGAAGAAGGCTTGGGCCGTGAGCGTGTGAAGATCCGCCTCTTTGCCTTGAGCTGCTGCGGCCTTGAACTCGTTCAGCCAGAGGGGCTCCCTCGAGAGGTTCGTGACGATGCGTAGTTCCTGCCCGGCGTAGTCGATCTTCACGAGGGTGTAGCCGGGACGAGCTACGAACATCCGGCGAAGCGAGTGGGCGACCTTCGGCTTCTTCGGGTCGCTCCTGGCGGGGATGCCCTGGATGGGGATGCCACTGAAGCCGTGCTCCACCTCCCCCGAGGGCGCCGTGAAGCGTCCGGTGGCAGCTCCCGTCTGGAGGAACTTGAACCGAAGGCACTCGTTCTCGTCGCAGTTCGCGATGAGGTTCGTGAGGTACGTGCCGATGATCTTGTCGATCTGCCGGTACTTCACCACCCAGTCGAGCACCTCGATGTCAGGGTTGGCCTCGTACATCTGCTCGAGAGTCGCAGCGTCCGTCTTGTACTGCCCGCTTGCCTCGTTCTTCTTCGGCTTCGGGTTGATGTCGAGACCCTGTTTCTCGAAGAGGAAGGTGGAGAGCTGCTCCGGCGAGCCGGGGTTGAACCCGTGAAAACCCTTGGAGGCTGCGATCTTCTTGATTTTCTCCTCGTAGGACTCGAGCTCGTTCTGAGCTTCGTCGAGGAGCAGTTTCAGCTCGTCCTTGTCGATTTTTGCCCGGGACCGCTCCAGGACACGCACAGCTTGGGCCGTCTGGCGCTCGAGTTTGTAGGTGAAGCTGTGCTTCTTGGTAGGGTCGCTGACGACCTCCTTGTAGGTGTAGCTGGCGGGTTCCTTGGCGAACTCCCACTGGACCTTCTTCGTCTCGCACAGGAGCTCGGTGCAGATGCCATCCGAGCAGCCGTAGCGAACGATGTCCGAGCCTTCCTCTGGATACACGTCGGCGATCTTCCGATCCGCCCGCTTGATGTTCGGGGGGAAGAGCTCCTCGAACTCGATCATCTCGTAGTTGTAGACGACCGGTTTTCCTTCACCGTCCTTCACATCGGGGTCGGCAATGGATAGCTTCTCGAACGCCTTGGCCTTGAGACCGATGGCGTCGTCCGTGTAGGTCGTGTAGGCCGCGAGCATTCCGTCCTCGAAGCTCGCGGGATGCCAGAAGTCGATGCCCGTGATCGGGTAGAGAAACTCCTGATCGAACAGCGCATTCCAGAAGTACAGGATGATCCTGGGAGGGACCTCCCACTTCATCGAAGCGTAGGGGTCCTCGGCCAGGCCCTCTTCCGTCAAGATGGGCTGGGATGCGAGGCAAAGTCGTCGGATCTCCGCCTCGACGCCTTGAACCGGGACGTTGGGGTCGGCCTGGCCATACGTTCGGTCGAACGAGTGTCGAACCGGGATGTAGTAGCCCGCCCCCTTCAATCCGATGCAGAAGCCGACGATCTTGTGCTTCGTAGAGGGCTTCCCGTCGGCGTCGTAGTCGATGCGGTTGTCGAAGCCCTCCGTCTCGAGGTCGAGGGCGCAGCGACCGTGCAAAAGCGCCTCGTCGACGATCTTCTTCACCTCGTCGACGGTCTTGACGAGGGTGAACTTGTGGAACTGCATCCACGGCTTGAAGAGGTTCCGATTGTTGGCGTCGACCTGGGTTTGCGTCTGGAGGCCCGACGAGGACAAATACGAAGCGGGATCTTCGGCGTCATCGTCGTCGAAGATGGCCGGTCGTGCTCGGGCTGGAGTCGGAGTCGGAGCGGCACTGGCAGGCTCCGGCGTAGGAGTCGCAACTGGGATGTTGTTGAGCAATTCCTCTTCCCAGTTGGTCTCCTCCTCTTCAGGCGACGGCATTAAGAGTCCTCCTTGACCACGACGACATACACCCCCTGGCGCCATTCGGCGATGACTTGCGATGCAGCGGCTACTCCGGCCTCATCCGAAAATCCGCCGGGCACGAAGCACCAGGAAATCTGCTTCGCTCCTGTGTGACAGTGGGCCTTCTGGTAGAACGGGCAATTGCGGCGCTTGGAGCACTGTTTGGTGGCTTCGGGCAACTTCCTGAGGGCTCCGGCTGGAGGAATCCCCAAGGCGTCGACAAGAGGCCGTGAGAGGCCGTGGAGGGCATGGGTGAGAGCCCCCTGAGCGATGATGCTGATTTGGTCCCCCACCCGTGTCCCTCGGAGGGGCTCGATGGTTGCCTCCCATTTGCCCCCCTTTTCCCACATGACCAGCAAGGTGACCTCCCCCATTTCCAAGGTAGGGAGCTTCACGCGTCGGGACATGCCTGGACTTTCCCCCCAATTTTACCCAAGAGCTGCCTGAGGACCTCGGAGCCCTTCTCGGGGCTCACCTGCCTCTTGTCGACCCGGTGCCTCATCTTGTCGAGGATGCAGCTTGCCGCGAGGTATCCCGTCATGTCACCAAGCTTGTAGTAGATCGGCCGGGCAAACTTCAGGCGGTTCTCGCAGACATCGTAGAGGGAATCGAAGGCGAGGAGGTCGGGGGAGACGGCGGACTCCTCTCCAGCTCCCCAGAGCTCTTGCGGCATGGCCGGCTTGGTGATGCCGTACGCCTGTTCCATCTGGGTGAGGGTCCGCGTGAAGGGTACGTCGTCCCCGTCTCCGTTGAACTTCCGCCAGAGAGCGATGGCGTCCCAGCGTTCCTGGCAGACGAAGCACCAAGCATGACTCGGGCTCCTGGCGCTCTCGGGGTAGATGCGAGCCGACGGCTTGGTGTCCTTCCCGTGGAAGGGACAGGAGAACTGCTCTTCACGCCCCGAAGTGCTCTTGAAGTCAATGCCCCCTCGCCGTTGAAGGACATCGTGAGCAGAAACGATTCGGTGGATCTGCTCGATGCGAGTCCGCACCCACGCCCGTCGAGTCTGCTCGAGGACGCTCTCGGACTGCGCCTTCTTGATGTTGTCGGCCATCAGACGTTATCCAAGCCCTGGAGCAGAGCCTCGGTGCCTTCGGGCGTATCGATGCGCATGCCCGCCACACGACTGATGGTGGGGTCGAAGTTCAGGATGCGCCGGCACTTGAAGTCGACGGTCGCCGTGAAGGTGTTGAACAAGGGGTTGTCGCGGTTCTTGAGATTGCAGAAGAGCGTGGTCCCAGCCTCACGATGGCCGTCGTTCAAGTACGTCGTCGTGATGTAGTCGGCGCTCTTCTCGGCTTCGTTTGCGTAGGAGAGGGCTTTGATCTTGTAGCGTCCCTCGTTCTTGTCGGCCTCGTCCTTGCCCTGGCGATTGAGCTGGAAGAGCATGAGCACCGGCACGCCTTCGCCCCCGTTGAAGTGCAAGGCGAGCGTCTTCTTGGCAGCTCGGAGCACCGAGTTGAGCTCGATCGTGAAGTCCTTGTTCTTCTTCGTCGGCTCCACGAGGCCCCCGTGGTCGATGACGATGAACCCCACGTCCATCTGCTTGTGGGCCATCTCGGCTTGGACCCGGATGTCGTCAATGGTGACATCGTGCTCGGGGGCCCAGACCTCGAAGCGGCAGTACTCGGGGTTGTTGTGGAAGTCGTCGAGGACCTCTTGGTAGAAGGGTTCCTCTTCGGGGGTCAGTTCCCCGTCACGGATCTGCCGGTAGTCGAGGGGCTTCTTTCCTTGGGCAGCCCACTTCTTGTTCGCCGAATGGATGGCGTAGATGTTGCGGCGGATCTGCGTGTACGGAACCTCCAGCGAGACGTAGAAGACGTTCGTGCGGTACCGAGTGACGAGGTTGTAGCACCAGTTGAGGGCGAACGTCGTCTTCAGCTCGCCGACAAACGCAGCGTGGATCCATAGTTCCCCACGCTTGCAGCCGTGGCACACCTTGTCGATCTCGTTGATCCCGACGAAGGCTCCCCAGACATTGCCGCGTTCTCTCTTGGCAATCTGGTACTCCTGCCACGCCTCGTTCGTGTCTTCCCGAAGGTCGCCGTTCGTCCGAGCATGGACTTCCACGGGCATGAGGCCGTGGGCATTCCGGCTGACGTAGATGAGGGCATCCTTGACCCCCTGGAGCTTGATCTTCTCCCGGCCCTCCTGGATGATCCGACCCTTGGTTACGATCTCTTCGGCGTCCTTGAGGATAGCCCGCATCTTGATGCGGTTCTGGTCGTCGAGGAGCTGACCGAGAAGGTGGGCGTAGTTCTTGTGGACGTAGGTCTCGGCAGCCTGGATGTCCTTGAGCCGCTCCGTGACCTCGATGTCGTCGGAGCGGGTGAAGAAGTCCTCGATCGTTCGAGCCGTCGGGAGCTCGAAGTTGTTGTTGAAGAACTCCCGGATGAACTTGAAGATCCGCTCGTCGACGGGCTGAGACCATTCGATCGTCGACGCCTGAAGACGCTGGTAGTTGACGTTCATGGCCTCCTTGGAAGCCTTGCCGTCCTGGAAATCGATGACGTTTCGGAGAAGGCGCCTCACCACCGCCTCTTTTTTCGGCTCGGGGTTGCATCATCCCACGGCATGTGTAGCCCTTCTTCCTGCGTCGGAACGGTCTCAGCGGGTTCTTCTTCGACGATGTACTTCTCCGGGTCACTCGGGGGCTCGTCGTCGTCGACGACGATTCCGACATCCTCCTCTTCGGGCTCGGGGTCCTCGTAATCCGTCGGCGCCGCTTCGATTTGGATGTCGCGGTAGTACTCGCGGATGTACTCCTCCACGTCATCGTTCCGGGAATGGATCCACTCCCGGCTCTTGCTCGAATCTTGGAGAATCCATGTGGCCTTGTTGAGGGAGGCCCGATGAAGCAAGACCTCCTTCAAGGCCCCGGCTGCTGCCCGATTTTGGTAGCCGAGGTAGCCGAGCTTGATGATGACGAGTTCCCAGTCGGCACCCGCGAACTGCGAGAGATTGTTGTAGGTGCTGACGGCCTCCCGATCCTTGAGCGACCTGGCCTTGTAGGACTCGGAGCCGACGAACACGTTGCGGATGCGCTCGTCCGTGATGATCCGCCAGTAGAAGTTGAGCCCCTTCACGGCTAGAGCGTACTTCAGGTGCGGCTTGAACCCTGCCCACGTGCAGTGGATCATGAGGTTCTTGCTCGTGAGATCGACCAGAGGCGGCCCTCCGGACGGATTGAGCTTGATCAGGGGCGTCTTGCTCGTGTGCGGAACGCCCTGGAACTCGGGGCCCAGGTGGGCGGCGAGCTGCTTCCGGTAGATGTTGACACACGTCTGGACGGTGTTGTCGTCGTCTCCGATGGGCACGTAGCCACGGCCCTCGCAGCCCTCGACGGGCGCTTTGCCGCATTTGGCGCAGATCGGAGGTTCGCTCACATCCCCCTCCTACACCGCTTCCGACTGCATCAATTTCACGAGGTCCTGGAGCTTCGTGGGCGCCTTTTCGAACTTGAGCGCCCCGAGGGCGGCCTCCCCGAGCACCTTGTCGATCAAGCCCTTCTTCCGACGCAGAAGCGTGAGCACGTGATGGTCGATGGTCTTGCGGTCCTTGCGGACGCCAGGGCGCTCGGCAAGGAGATGGAAGGCGAGGACCCGCTCGTTCGGCGACCCGATCCGGATCATGCGACCGAGAAGCTGAAGGAGCTCCCCGTACGACCACGGGGCGTCGAAGAAGACCATCGCCATCGCTGCCTGAAGGTTGATGGCTTCGCTTCCGGCGGCCGTGATGAAGATGACCTTGGTCTCTCCTTTGAGGTCTTGGAAGGCCGCCTGGGCCTCCGCCCGAGCCTTGTCGTTCTCCTTGCCCGTGATGCGGACACTGAGGATCCCTTCACGGCTCAGGATCTCCCGGAGACGCCCGACGATACTCTCGAAGCGGGTGTAGACGATGACCTTCTCGCCATCGAGCTCCCCGGTGAGGAGGTCGACGAGAGCCTGTTCCTTCGTGCTGAGAGCCTCGATCTTGTGGGTCTTGCGCTCCAGAGTCTCGAGGTCGACGGAGAAAGAACTGACCTCGGAGCCCTCCTTGAAGCGAAGCATCGCGAGGGAGTTCACGACCTGCTGGCAGTAGATCAAGCTCGTGAGGGCCCTGGTTTCTTCGAACTCACGGACCTCGCCGTCGCCTAGTTCCAGGACGCCGCTGAGAGCCTCGGCGTACTTTGCATCCTCCGCCGGACTGAGCTCGAAGGACACCTCGCGTGTCGTCAGGGTCGGGAGCTCCTTTGCAACCATGTGCTTCTTCCTGCCCAGAAAGAAGGGGTCGATCACCTCCCGGAAGTCGTCCAGGTTCCTGTAGTTGACCACGATGGGGATGCGCTTGCGCCCGACGATCTGATGCTGGACGACGCAGTAGTCTTCGAGGAACTTCGTCTTGGTCCCGAAAAGGTCGGGCTTGACCACCTTGTAGATGCAGTACCCCTCCATCAGGTGGTTCTTGAGGAGGGTCGCCGTAAGCCCGTAGACCCGCCGAGACATAGCCGAGAGAAACTGGGCGACCTCCCACGTCTTGGTCCGCTGTGTCTTGAAGGCCGTGGCCTCGTCGAAGATGACCACGAGGTCTTGCGGGCCGACCCTCTGCATAATCCCGTCGAGCAGTCCTGGCCTTACGGGCTCCTTCGAAAGCTTGCCGCCCTTCTTCGGCGGCTGGAATCCCCCGTGATGCCAGTCTCGAACGAGCAAGGCGTAGTTCAAGATGAGGACCGGCCGCTCCGAGGCAGGTGTCTTGAGCCACGCCTCATAGACCCTACGCCGACCATCGACAGGCGATTCGCCTTTCAAGGCTACCCCGTCGTTCGCCAGGAAGACCTTCAAGCCTGTAGAGAATCGCTGAATCTCGGAGGCCCACTGCCGGATGGCGCTCTTCGGGGCAACTACGATGACCCTGTTGTTGGGTTCCTTGGCCCACAGGTAACAGAGCGCCGCAATCGACTCGAGGGTCTTGCCCAGACCCGTGTCGTCGCCCAGGACCATCCGGTTCAAGGCGAGCATGTGGAATACGCCCTGGACCTGATAGTAGCGAAGGGCGAAGTCCTGTTCCTCTCCGTCGAGACCTACGATCCGATTCCGTAGAAGCGGTGTAGGTTTGAGGGAGACCGTGGTCGAAGCACGGACCTCCTTCAACTTGGCGTAGGTCTTCTTTTGGGCCTCAGACAGAGGCTTACGGGTCGGCATGCCGCCCAGCTTACACCATTCTTCGCAGGCGTCGGCTCACGGATTCCAGAACGAGAACCAGACTCCAAGGTTCAGGTTGTGGTGCCACGTTCCCCACGTAGTGGCGTACCCGGCATAGATGCCGAAATTCTGGGTGAGGTCGGCTCCGAGGCCACCCCCGAAGCTCCGGAACCCGACGGCGACGTTCAGGTTGGCCCAGTCGTAGTGGAAGAAATCGACCATGGCCCCGGCATCCCAGGAATCCCCGAAGGAGAGGGTCTCCTTCTCGGAGGCAACGTTGAAAGCCTCGAAGGGCAAGAGGCTGATGTACGCCTTGGGCCTGAATCGGAACCCCCACATCGAGGGCTCTCGCATGGCTGCGACGAGGTTCACCTTCCCCTGTGCCTCCGCCTCGTAGTTGCACCACTTCATCCGAAGCGTGTAGGGGTTCGGTGCCGCTCCTGAGTAGAAGACCCGGCCGTCCTTGTCGACGACGATGTTGATCGGGTCAAGCTCGAAGGTCGGCTTGGTCGTCTGAAGGCACTTCTTCTCCTTCAGGATCTCCGTGATCTTGGCCATGTCCCCTTTGGGGACGCAGGTTCCTTTGCATTCCTCGGCCAAGCTCGAAGAGGCCCAGAGGAAAAGGGGCAGGCCGAAGATCAGGGTCCAGCGCATCACTTGAGCCGAGCGGCGGTTGCGAGGAGAGCATCCTTGGCTCCGGGCGGCAGGTCCCCAAGCTTCTCGCCCATCAAGGTGAGGAGCTCTTTGCCCTTCCGCAGCCGAGTCAGGGTCTTCTTGCCCCCGTGACGCCAGTAGGTCCCGAACACCACGGTGAGGATCTTGCTGGTGGCCCCGTAGTTCGTGACCGTGAAGAACTTCCTCGTGTCCTGGGGCGAAAGCACGAGGGGTCGACCGTTGATCCAGAGCGTGATCTTGTACCAGTCCCGGGGCTCACGGCCGGGTGCAGTCGGCTCGGGAACGAACCCAGGCTTCTCGCCCAGCGAGGTCTCGAGCTCCATCTCGACCGAGGTCTTGATGGTCGCCGCCTGCTCCTCGCTAAGCAGGCCCTTGTCGGCGAGGAGCTTCTTGATGGTCGTGCTGGACCCGGATGAGGGGAAACGCTCGCTGAAGACCCAGCTCTCGGGCAGAGGCTTGATCTTCGAGTTGAACTTCTTCTCGAGGAACTCGAAGTTCTTCCACGCCTTCATGACGCCGCCGTAGAGGAAGGCCGGCTCCGGCTTCCCCCGCTTCGGGAGCTTCATGACCTCCATGTGGTAGGTGTCGTACTTCGGTCCGCCCCCCACGTAGTAGTACGCCGAGAAGAAGTGCTCGACGGTCACGAAGACCCAGGCGTTCTCGGTTTCTCCGACGACGACGTAGCCTGTTGCCCGTCGTGTGGACTCGTCCCCGCTGTAGCCGCTGCTGTGGGACTCGGTGACGAACCACCAATTGACGCCACTCGGGATGCCCGCCTTGCTCTTGGCCTCCTCGAAGGTGACCTCGACATCCTTCTGCTTCGGAGGGGGCTCGTACGACCATCCTCCGGGGGGAGGCGGCGTGCCTTGGGGCTCGGGCCTCGAGTAGGGCCTCGGGCTTCCTGTCGGCCGTTGTTTGCCCACGAGGACGTCTGCGGCGACGTTGACCTCGACCATCTTGTCCGGGTCTCCGCCTCGGTCCGGATGGTTCTCGATGGCCTTCTGCCGCCGGGCCTTCTCGACCTCGTTCTCGCTCGGGCTCGAACCAGGGGGAAACCCGAGGACAGCCTTCGCCTCTTCGAGGCTCATGGCGAGCAGAAGGCGGTAGCGAGCGGCAACTCGTTCGTGCGTCTTCACGTCAACTCCCGTATTTGGCGAGAAGGTCGTCCACGTCCTTCGAGCTCACCTTCGAGCTGTCCTTCACCGTGACCGCGTAGACCTCCGGCTTCACGATGATCACTTTGTCCACGTCCTTAGCCTTCACACCGTCCGGGAGCTTCACCACGACGGGCTCGGTCTGTCCAGGGGGCACGACCTTGACCACGCTCGGGTCATCGAAGAGCCCAGAATCCTGAATCGGGACGACCTTCGCCTGAGTGACCCCTTGAGAGTCTGGCGTTCCGATCGGGATGAGGTTGCCGTCCTTGTCGACCCGGCCGTCGGGGATGCTGTTGGCCACATCGATGGCCTTCGAGCCGTCCTTGTTCTCCTTGCCGAAGAGCTTCGCGAGCAACCCCCCGATCTGGACGTTCTTCACGCCGAGAGCGATGAGAAGGATCGCTCCAACAACGAGGAGAATCGCCGGCAGGGGTGCGGCAATCGCCCTCACCACCCGCTTGATCCAGTCCCAGGCGGACTGCCAGAAGGTAGGCTGCTCGTCGCTCACGCGGGCGGATCCTTCGGGGGCTCCGTGGCAGGCGGCACGTCCTTCGGGGGTTCGGGAGCAGGCGGCTCGGGGGCCTTCTTGTCCTCGACCACAGGCTTCACCGAGGCGGGATCATCACCTTCCACGTTCGGGAGCTCGACCCCCGTCTTGGTCTTGAGGGTCCGGCGGAAAATCTTGTAGCCCGTCGACGAGAACCAGCCACAGATGCCACCGTAGAGAGTGACCCCTCCCGTGGATGTGAGCTTCATGGGCGTCAGTTCCTTGACCCCGAAGACGAGGGCGACACCGAGAAGCACCGGGATGAGATGCAGCCCGACTTCGTTCCACCAGGCAGCCAGGTGGGTGACGTACGTCGGAGCCGGAGCCATCTCGTCGGCCGCCTTCTTCACGGCCGGAGCCAACGTCTCCACCGATTTGCGGATGAACCAGGTCCCGATGGTCACTGCGAGCATCAGGATGCAGGTTTGATAGGTGAGGAGTTGGCTGACAACCTCGTCCATTGAAGGGCCTCCTAAGAGGCCACTCCAATAAGAGAAACCCTGACTAGCGCTGCTTGATCGTCAGGTTCTCTCGCAAAACAACCTGATGATCTTGGCTCGGGGTTCCTTGGCTCGGGGTCCCGGGAGCCTGCATCATCGAGATCGCCGAGGCGATTTGATCTTCGATCTTCTTCCGAGCTTCGTCGGTGAGGGGCAAGGCAAGGCTTCGTCGAAGCTCTCGAATCCTTGCCTCACCAAATGCGCGGCGTTGTTCGGGTGAGAAGTCCTTGATGCTCACGTGTCGGATTGCCATGGCTCAGGTGATCTTGGGGGACAGAACGATCGTCGAGGGGTCGATGTCGGGCCGCACGTTGTCCTTCAGCAGGGGGCGCCCTTCGCAGCGGTAGAGATCCGCCGCAGAGAACCCTTCGGCGGTCCCGTTCGTACCGATCAGAAGCACAGCCAGGGCTCCGGAGGGCGTGAGCTGCGTGACTGTCGTCACGATGAGCAGCATCAACTCGCCGCCGGCCGACACCTCCGTAGATCCGATGCTTGTGACGGTGTTCCGCACCAGCATGGCGAGGCATCCCAGCGATCGAGCTCCCCCCTGGTGAGGCCCCGTCACCAAGACGTTGGTGTGGATCTCGCCGCCGGGCCTCGGGGAATTTGCGGAGAAGGCCGACCCTCCCCGGTGCGTCCGGAAGTTCGTGAGCAAGCTGTAGTTCCCTTGCTCGCCGTCCACGTGCACCACGAGTTCTCCGGGCTGACCCGAAGCGATCGAAACGGTGTGGACCGGGATCTGGATCTGTTCCAGGGAATGAGCCTCGCCGACACCGCCCCCGATGGTCCCCGTCGTACGGTTCTTGACCATGAGGAAGGGTCCGATGGCGTTGATGGCGAAGCCGGGATCGCCGAATCCTCCGACGAGTCCTCCTCGGAAGTCCTTGTCCCGGTAGAGCGCTCCCATGGGAAGCCGTTCCGTACACCCGTGGTACTCCGTCCCAAGGGTCATCATCGAGCCTTCGCCCGGCATGAGGGCCCCGAGCTTGATGGGAGGACGAGGGTCGATACCCGTGGCGGGCGGGTAAAACGACGGGTCCTCGTACCCGATGTTCCGGAAGTCCATCGGGAATGCCTCGTTGACATCGCCAGCAACGCGTCCCGTGCCCAAGGTCGTCGTGAAGGCGATCGAGCTGAGCACCTCCAGCACCTTCTGGTTCGGCCGGGTGAGGGCCTGCTCGTTCAGGACCGTGTTGGCGATTTGCGATGCCGTTCCCGAGAGAAGGGGTCCCGGCGTGTAGCCGATGTCCTGGTAGTTCGTCTGACTGCCCCAGGCGTCTCCTTGGTAGGGCGTGCGGCTGTAGTTGATCGCAACTTCGTCGGAGGACAGAGCAGGACCAGGGACGACGAGTGTCGGACTTGCGACGTCGGCATCGGCTCCTGTCCCGTAGTTGTCCGAAGGAGTTGCGCTGCCGGCCTGCGAGGGGTCGAGCGGCCAGACCTCACGGGTCAAGACCAAGCGGAACCCTTGATCCACAGCGAAACTGCCTCGGTCGAAGCCGAAGATGTTCGCTTCGATCACGTAGTCCCCGGTGGCGAAGCTCGAGATGACGTTCGGGCTCCGGGCGATGTCGATGACCTCCGAGTTGAGGATGAACGTGCTGTCCCCGTCTTCGTCGATCTCGATCCAGAAAGCGGGGCCGTCGAAGTTCTGCCGAAGCAGATTCGTAGCTCCTCCCGCCTGGAACACCCGGGTGACCGAGTTATAGGACGAACCGTTCAGCTTGTAGTCTGCCGCCTCATACACGGCAAACAGCCTCGCGATTCCGTAGAAGGGCGGCAACTCGAGCCCGGTCCGACCGAATCCCCGCGTATCCGTGAAGAACCTCATGCCGGCAAAGCTGTTGCCGCCGAAGGTGAAGGCCGTGTTGTAGGTCGCAGGCGTGAGCGTGTTGAGGTCGGCCGTCGAGAACGGGGCGTAGGTGAGCGAGCCGTTGGAGTACGGCACGTAGTTCCGTTCCGGGTTTGGCTTCGGCAGGCCACCCTTCTTCGAGAGGACCAGGAAGTTGATCCCTTCGTCGAAGGTCGCCGTATCCGTGTGGAGGATCGGCACCCGGACCTCACCCCAACCAGGTACGAGCTGACGGGGGACCGGGATGAAGATGTTCTTCCTGGCCGCATCGCCGTAGGTTGTCCCACGGAAGAGGTTCAGGGGATCCGTGGTCGTCCACTTCGCGACGCCCTGGATGTCGTTCAAGGGCATGAGCCCCTGGGCGACATGGATCGAGTAGGTCACTGCGGCCGAAGTCGGGATGTTGCGATCGACGTTGAGCGTGGTGGTGCCGACCGTCTGGACGATGTAAGCCCCAGCCGCTGAAGGATCGGTCGCCGAGCTGATCACGACCACGTTGCCGGCGACGACACCCGCAGTCGTGAAGTTCTGGGACCCGTCCGTGAGGACTTGGCTCCCAACCGAAGACCCGGTGGTCGACGAAACGACCGAGGGTTGGTTGACGTTCACGCTGGCGCCGTTGAGCGTCCGCGTGACGTCAGGCATGTCGAGGCGACGAAAGGGCGTGAGGATGACCGTCTTGCTTCCCGGATCGACGTAGGACTCGGCCGTCACCGGCAAGAGATGGGTGAGCCCCGGAAGATCCTCCATCGCTGCCGGGCTCAGGCTCCGGAACTTCGTCCACAGGGGTGCCCACCCGACCCTTTGAGGGATGTTGTCCGCAGGGATACCGGAGAGCTGAGTCATGATGTCCGCCCCCGAGCTGAGGAAGGACACGCTGTGAACCGCATCCGGACGCCGGCTCATCCCACGCCCCGGACCGTAAAGCACGTGAACCGTGACGTAGAGGCGCCTCGTGGTCGGCCAGGGGGTCACCGCCGAGGACAGCAGGGTGATTTGCAGGTCGGTCGTCGGAGTCGGAGCAGCCGTCACGCTGTAGTGGACGCCCTCGTAGAGGAAGAAGGAGTCCCCGTCCACACGCATGAGAACCACCACATTGGGGGTTCCAGTCACGTCGTCGGACCCGATGAACCGGATCTGGTCCCCGTCCGAACCGGCGATTCCGTTCTTGAATTGAGCGATGGGGATCGAAAGGACATCTCCCGCTTGGAAGCTGCCGGCCAAGACAGAGTTGTCCGTCGCCGAGAGGCTCAGCCCCCACGTCGTGGCGATGGTTTGCGTCGGTCCAACGCCAACCGGCGGCGTGAGGATCATCTCGATGGGCTGGATCATCGCCGCATCCGAGAAGACCAAGCGGATGTTGTCCGGTGCATCGAGCTTGGTCACCCCCAAGCTCGCCGGAGAACTGCTGATCTTGTCCTGGTAGAAGACGAACGAACCCTGGGGGCCGCCTCCGGCACGCTTCCAGTTTGCCCTCAGCTCCCCTCGAAGAAGCTTGTTGAGGTTCGCCTGGAGCAGGGTGTCGTAGTCGAACCCGTTGGGGTTGATGGCGTGGCGGAGATCCAGGATGTCCGTCTTGGCAATCTGGTCTGCGAAGAGGCCGTCGGGACGCCCCGAGAGCACCCTGACCTCATCCCCTGCCTTGTGACTCTCGGCCTTGCTGCCGAGGGCCCCACGCGAGGTGATCGTCATCGTCGTACCCGTGATGACGCTGTAGGTGAGAATCTCGTCGCCGATCTGGATGTAGACGGCCGTTGCGGGGGTCAGGGGCAGCGGGATGTTCGAGACCGAAGTGAGCGTCAACGACACGGCGGTCGAAGTGATGTCTGCCGCCAACGTGGGGGTCGTCGAGAAGGTCTTGTACCCGGTACGGTCGATGGCCGTCGGGTTACGGTTGAAGCTGCCGTTGAGGTTCTGGCTGGGGTCTCCGTTCCAGGCGACGGAATTGCGCCGAAAGACCGCACAGATGGGAACGGCGTAGGTGTAGCCGTCGACCGTTCCCAGAGCGTTCTGGGTGCCGTCCCCAGCCCTCCAGAGACCCGGGTCTCCTAGTTCGTTCCGCATGTTCGTGAAGACGTAGGAGGTGTTCGTCGTCGCTGCACCCCTCGCCTTCACGATGGTCGGGTCGAAGCCGTCGGGGTAGCTCGCCAGACCGATGAGCCCCGAGACCACCCGGACGCGGTACTGAAGCTGGATCCGCTGCGTCGTCTCGAACCCGATGGCCGGATCTTGCAGGTCATCCGAGAGGAAGGAGTAGCCCCCTTCCACGTTGCCGTACCGGTAGAGTCCGCTGGCGCTCGGCTTGTTCGTCGCCGAAGGGTTCGGAGGCGTTCGAGCCAGCCAAACTTCGAGGAACACGAAGTCGATACGAGTATCGCCAGAGTTGGCCGGCGGAGGGTCCAGCGTGATGCGGTTCCAGGTGTCCGTGTCGTTCGGGGAACCAGGAGGGAAGCCCGTCAGGGTTCCCGTCACAGGCACGAGCCAGCCGTTGACCACGGCCCATTCGATGGACCTCTTGGCACCGGACCTCTGCTGACCGAACTTGAACCAGTTCGACCAGTCGAGATCGGTGAGGAAGCTCTCTTGGTTGTTGGTCGCGTTCCCAAGGAACCCGGAGGGAACCCCACGCAGGACCATGATGCGGCGCCAGTCGTCGTCGAGCTGCTGCATCAGGTTCAGCTCGGAGTCGAGCGGGGGCTTTCCCTGCTGCCAGACAACCTGGACGAGTGCTCCTTGATCGGGGTTCAAAACCCGGGAGGCGCCGGAACCGAAGCTGCTGCTCATGTCTAGTTCATCTCCATCTTCATTAGTAAACGAGCCACAGGCGGCTGACAGGAGTCCCTATCAGCCGCTGGGGTGGCGCGTCCTCCTGACGATCACGTGTGCGACCTTGTTCACAGAGGCGTTGGCACCCGTTGCCATCAGTTTGGGAGTCGTGGAGTTGGCTCCGATGGTCAACAGGACCTCCAGGTTGGGCGAGCCCGTACCGATCGAGTCCGTCTTGAGGAGCTGAAACTCCATACCCGTACCCGAGAGGTCCCGGGACCACAGGCACAAGTAGTGGGCGAAGTGACCGTTCTGATCAGCGCTGATCGCAGGACTCCGGACCGAGGTGATGGTCACCAGCGCCGTGACCACCTGACCGTTGTTGATCGACCCGGACGGGTCCACCCAGATGTCCGTCGGGCCGGCCGTACCGACGACACTCAAGGTTCGGTACATGCTCCGGGTCGTGACGGATGTCGACCACTGCTCGTTGATGTCCGACTTGAAGATGTAGTTGTACCCGGTATCCCAGGTATTGTCGCCCTGCCAGAGGTTGGTCTCGAACTTTCCCCCCTTGTTCGTGTCCAGTTGGTCGAGCTGTGATCGGACCGTTCCATCCGCCAGGTTGTTGCCGTTGTCCTTGGCTCCGATGAGGCCCGCACCGTCGGGGTTCACGTCGCTCTTGAGGTCCGTGATGATCTTGTCGATGGCCGTACGAACATCGACGGGACCAGGGTTGGTCACACCACTGGTGGCATGCCAGTCGCTCCGAGCATCGATGCCGATGTGGCTGGCACCCGTATCGTCGGTCAGGTCCGTGATGATCTTGTCGAGAGCACCGTAGACCGTCGTGGCAGGGTTCGTGACAAACCCTCCGAACCAGGCCCCTCGAGCAGCAACCCCGATCTTGTCGCCACCGCTGGTCGAAACGGTCTGACTGCTCAAGTGGGTGACGAAGTTGACGAGCTGATCGAAGATCGACCCCGACCCGATTTGGGTCGCATCGAACCAAGCAGGAAGAGCCGCAGATCCGATGACGTCCGAACCCGTGAGGGCGGCCAGATCGCCGATGATCTTGGAGATGGACGTGGCAACATCGTTTACTGGATTGGTCGTCCCATTGAACCAGTTGGGTCGAGCTCCAGCTCCGATGGTGGCGGCGTCCTTGAGCGATTCAAGTTGATAGTGGATAGAACCGGCTGGCGTATCACTTGCTCCGGCTCCACCCGGAGTCACCAAGACGGCCGATCCGATCTTGTGAGAGCCCGAACTCAAGCTGGAAGCCACAAGATCGTCGATGATCTTGTCGAGCGTCGTCTGGACGTCCGATGCTGGATTCAGGGTTCCATCGAGCCAGGCATTACTTCCGGCTGTTCCGATAGCCGAAGCATGATGGGCATCCACCGGATCGTTGACGTGCGAAGCAGACACCAGGGACGGGGGAAGGGGTCCACCACCTACGACGTGTGCAGCCATTGTTCAACCTTACCGTTTGAGTCAGTAGAGCAACGTCCAGAACCCAAGGTACTCGGGAATACCCGAGTTGTCATTGGTGAATCGGGCGATGAACTGGCTTCCCTGTGAGGGTACCGGGATGCTGAAAAGCACTCCATCGGTGACCGTGTTGAAGGTCGATCCGTTGTCGAAACTGAGCTCGACAGTGAAGTCGAAAGCGGATTCTTCTTGTAGCGTCTTCGAAAGGGTCCCGTCCTTCGGGTCGGAGTAGTTGACCCTGTAGACCTCCCAGGTGAATACCACCTCAGAGGGGGTCCCGGACAGATTGGCCATGGTCGTGGTGACGACACCGTTGACCTGCAACAGGACACTGCCCCGACTTCCGACTTGAACTCCAGTCGTGGCAGCCATGTCGATCGACGGGTTGTCGATCATGTCGTCGTATTCGACGCCGACGAAGGCCCCGTAGTAGCTGATCAGCGCTTGGATTTTCGAGCTGATCAGGCTCGAAAAGGTGGCGGGAGGGAACCCGTTCAGGACGATGTTGCTCGGAATGCGAACCGGAAAGTAGCCCTGGAAGGCCACGATACTTGCATTCGCGGCCGTTTCCTTCACATCCGCTTGAGAGATGTTCGAGCTTGCAACGTCGAATAGGTAGTAGGTAGAAGGCATTAGGTCGTCTGAACTCCCATGACGATGAAGGCGATGACCCCGGACGTGGTGGACGGGTCGAGGATGGTACCCGTCGCGTCGTAGTAATGGAGCCTGAAGCTGCCCGTCACTTGGTTGGCCGGCTTCACGTGTCGAAGGGTGGTCGAGTTACGGTTGTCGGCTCCAACAACCACGTAGCCTCCCACAAGACTCACTGTGAAAGTGACCGTGACATACCCTGAAGCCCCAGACGTGACCGAGACCGTGCTGCTGACCCCGAAACCATCATCCAGGGTTGCGTTTCCAGCCCCGTCAAGGCTGATATGCCCCCAGGCTTTGTTGATGTTCTTGCAGGACAGCGTGTTGCCGTTGACAGCAGCCGTGGGAGCCGGGTTTTCCGGCAGGATCCGCAATCGGGGGGCTTGCCAGCTTGTCCAGGTACCCGCACCGGCATCCCGCCGACGCAGGTTGATGGCCGCGTAAGTGTCGAACCCCGATTCGGACCCGTCGTCGTAGCCAAACTCGTAGATATGGCTCGGAAGCGAGGTGTCATCGGCAGACCAGGAGCTGCCTCCCCATACGGCATTGAAGACGTACTCGAGGCCGTAGCCGTCCGTTGTGGCACCGTTCTCGCGGCGTGCGTAGAGGCGCCCGTAGGCCGTCGATGTATGCCGGAACTCGTAGAGGAGAGCCCGGTTGGTCGGAGTGGCGACGGAGGCGAGGTTGCTCGAGGTATCGGGTGTCGAGACGTTGAAGTTGCTCGTCGTCGTGAACGTCTGGATAGCCGACCAACTGTTCGCCCGGTTGAGCTTCCCCCACCCGGTGTCGAGAGCATTGAGCTGGGACCTCAGGGTTCCCGAGGAGAAGCTTCCGACGGCCGCAGCACCGATCTTGGAGGCACCGTCCGTGATGCCAGTTGCCGTGCTGGACAAGTCCGTGATGATCTTGTCGACGGCGCTGGCGAGGTCACTCGCAGGGTTGCTAATGGTATCGAGCCATGTCGGTCGCGCATCGATCCTGAGCTTGTGGGCACCCGAAGCGTTGACGGTGCTGCTGGCGAGGTCGCTGATGATCTTGTCGAGGGCCGAGAAAATATCCGTGGCCGGATTGGTCGTTCCGTCGATCCAGGAGGTCCGGTCGTAGGTCCCGACGATGTGAGCCCCGCTGTTGTTGAGCGCCTCAGAGCTGAGGTGGTTCACGATGTCGTTGATCGTGGAGTCGAGGTCGCTATCCAAAAGGGGGTCGCCGTTCAGGAACTGAACCCCGGTATCGGTGTACTGTAGGTACTGACCCTCAGACAAGTAACCGAGAGTGTTGATCAGCCTTCCCTGAGGGATGGTGATCGAGGGGTTGAAGATGTTCCCCACCCCGATCCTGTCGGCACCTGAAGTGGTATCCGTGATCGATCCCAAGGTCGACACCAAGGTATCGAGGACCGTCTGCAAGTCCCCAGCCGCAAGGTTCGAGGTATCCGCGAAGTCGTTGCCGCTTCCGTTGTATTGAATCTTGCCGGCCCCGCTTCCCGTCGCGAGATCCGTGATGATCTTGTCGAGCTGGTCTTCGACCGTCGTCGGAGGATTGGGGGTAGCGTCGGCCCAATCGGGTCCCCCACTGTAGAGGAGATCCGCCGACCGAGCGAATCCAGCACTCCCCGAACCAGAAGAGAAGGGGGGCTGCGAGGGTGCTACTGCGCTGAAGGGTTCTTTGCTGGAGGGCATTACAACGACCTGCTGTTCAGAAGGTTACCCTTGAGGCGATAGATGCTCGCTGAAGTGATGTTGCTCGTGAGGGAACTCAGAAAGAGCACAGTGTTCAGTTCCGAAGCTCCGCCTGAAATATCCGGAGCGAGGTAGGTCTCCAGAACGACCATCACCATCTCGCCCCTCTTCCCGAACAAGGTGTCCCCAGGAAGTTCGCACAGGATCGGGATGACACACCGATGACGCTTGGCATCCCGAAGGGGCTCGGCCCAAGCATTGGGAATGTACCCGGCAGGAACGGTTTTGAAATAGGCCCTCCCCTCAGCATCGATATCCCCAGGAACTCGAGTCAACGAGAAGGATTGAGGGTCCGGAGTGAGGGGAATTTTGGTCTCCAACTTCAAGAAACCTGTCTGAAATCCCGTGGTGGATAGCGTCATGCCACCCCCTGCCGAAAACTCGTGTTCGCCGGAGAAGGTTCCTCCTGACGAAGGATAGATGCCGGGCATCTGAACGTACTGCGACTCGTAGGGGTAGGCAGTGTCCTGCGAGCCACTTCCCACGCTGAGCGAGTACAGGAAGGGACAGATGTACCTCGGGATGAAAGTCTGGCTCGACCCCAGAAGCCCGTCCTTGAGGGTCTGAGGAGCCCTGGTATCGTAGTAAACGGTGACCTGCTCGTCGTTTTGGGGGAACGGGCGGAGGGCCTTGTAGTCCACGTCGATCGTGTCCCCAAAGGAGATGGCCCCGGGGTCCAAGGTGACCGTGTAGCCATCCGCCGAGATCGTAATGGTTCCCCCGTAGGCGACGGCATTGATCAAGATCGACGAAACCGAGAGGACCCTTTCGGGCATGCGTACGTAGTCGTTTCCCGAGAAGTCGGCCAACTGCGTGAACGTCTGGGTCACGGTGTTGTACGTGATCGTGGCTTCACGATGAGGCGCCTCGATGGCGAAGCCGTTGACTGCCTCGAAGAGGACAGGAGCCCCGGCCGGCATCTGCCCCGGGTTGTTGATGGACAGACTTGCGGACCCAAAGTCCGCGACCGGAGTCTTCGTCAGCCCTACGCCCGTCGGGTAGACGATCTCCAACCGGAGATACAACTCTTCGGTCGTGATGCCGCCTGGAACCGTGTCGATCGTGAAGGTGACGCTCGTCATGGGAATGGCCCCGAGACCGGAGACCGTGAAAACCCCTTGATCAGCATCCTGACTGGCCGTCGACCCAGCCTGAGCGATGAACTCGGCCTTCACGACAGAGTAGATCATGACGTCGGCCGGCGCATACGAGGCCCAGTTGAAGGCCGAGTAGCCGTAGACCGGAAGAGCCGTGGGATCGATGGTGATCACGTCCCCGTTGGCCCAGTTCGGTCCGCCTCCTGAACCATCTGCTGGCGTGTACTTCACCACGATCGTCTCGTGGACCACACGGTCCGAGAAACGACGCCGAATTGCATCGAACTCGCCGATGAACATCGCCCCAGGCGTGTCTCCGGTGGTCGTACCATCCCCGCCGTGGGCGTTGGTGATGCCGATCTCGTCCGCCCACAGATGGGTGACTCCTGTCACCCCACCGCCGATGGCTGTCTGAGTCGTCTCGGTCTGAAGCGTGTTGTCGAGCAGGAAGTGGAAGTTCTTCGCGAGGACATCCTGGTAGTCCCACCCAGGTTCTGCGACCCCGGTTCGGAGGTCGATGATGTCCTTGTCCGCGATGATGTCGTAAAACAAGCCGTCTGGCCGATCACTAGGCCCGGGGCTGGCGACACCTCCGTTGTGGTTGGTGTTGCGGTCGAAGGCCGAGGTGTTGCGTCGAACCACCGCCATGAGCGGCAGGGCATACATGTACCCGTCGACGGTCCCCAAGGTGTTCGCCGGGTTGCCGTCTCCAGCAACCCAAAGTCCTGGGTCGCCGAGATCCGTAGCGTTCGTGTAGGGGAAAAGGGTCACGACGCCATCAGGAGCGGCTGCGCTTGCCGGAACCGAGTTCGCCACGACCGTCGGATCATCCATGGCCAGAGGAAATGCCAGGATGTCGACCCCTTGGATCACCCGAAGGCGGTACTGGATCTGCACCCGCTTCGTCGACTCCGAGCCGAGGCTCCCGTCCAGGATGTCGTCGGCGAAGTTCAGGGTCAGGTCGTCGGCAGGAGCAATCCTGACGTTCCCCGAATACCAGATGCGCCCCGAGCCACTCTTGCCGTCCGTCGAGGGCGAAGGGGACAGAAGCTTCCGCCAGACTTCCAGGATCACGAGGTCGAACCGCTTGGTCCCAGCTCCTGCCGGTCCAGCCCCGAGGTCGAGCAGGTTCACCGTGTTGGAACCCGTGTTCCAGACGACGACGAGCCAGCCGTTGACGTGTGCCAGGAGAGGCTGCGGTGTGTTCAGCTCGTTGGCGATGGCACTCGCCGTGAAGATGGGGGACGTAGCTGCGGACGTCGCGAGGAAGTCCTTCGACAACCACCCCGACGGCATCGCCCGCTGCCGAAGCTTCTGAACGGCCTCCTGAGCCGAGTCCTGGATGAGGTTCAGCTCCTTGTCGAGGACCGGCTTTCCTGCCTGATAGACCGTCGTTTCCCAGGCCCGGTACGTAGGGTCGAGGTAGCCGCTGATGCCAGGTCCGAGGTTCTTCGTTGTCATACCGCGTCCCTCAGAACGTCAACCGCCACACGATTTCCATCGTGGAAGTTGCGGGCTTGTTGATCACTGGGAAGGTCAGGTAGTTGACCAGCGTCTCGAACATCGTGAGGTCGACCGTGGGGTCGTAGATTCCGTTCGGAGGGCTCACCGGGTTGGTGATCGAAAGGTTCGTGGAGATGTTCCCCCCGATGAGACCCATCTCGACAAGGGGTCCGACGGCTTCGGACTCCGTGTAAACCGTCGTGAAGTCCACGACCTTCGTCGGGTAGGCGACTGGCACACTCAGACTGTCGATGAACTGCGTGTTCGAGAACGTCTTCCGAGTGATCTCGGAGTAGAGGGCCCGCTGCGTGTTCGTCGGGGCTGGCGGGCTCATCAGGTCCCAGCCCGTGTCTCCCGTTCCGACCGCAAGAGCAAAAATGCCCTTCGGAGGCTCGGCGTTGTCCTTCATCAGCCGAGCGATCAGGATGCTGGCGTCGAGGACCACCAAGTTCCGGAGCTCATGCTCCTCGTGGACCTGCTTGGTCTTGGCGTCTCGGAGGCGGATGAAGACGTCGCCTCGGATGTAGTAGCCCTTCTCGTCGAACTTGTCGGCGGGGCGGCAGGCGAAGGCCACCGAAAGGGCGGATGAGGGCGACGGCAGTCGCTCCCTTTGCTTCATGTTCATCTCCTCTGGGTTCAGAGGAGGGGCCGCATAAGAGAAACTGCCAGGACTACGGCTCGAGATTGATGTTCACCGTAGGCCCGGGTCCGATCGGGGTCAGGTTGTCCGCCGCGATGAAGGTCGTGGCGGTCCCGTCGTACAGGTGCCAGCGGGCATCGTTCAAGAATCCGGCCCGGGTGATGTCGATCGGCTCGACCAAGGTCGCATCGCAGGGACCATCCGTAGCCGTCGGCAGGGTGTCCGTGTGGCTGTCCGTGAGATTGACCCGTGCCAGGCCCAGCCGTTCTGCCGGCGCCCAGAGGGAAGAAGTCCCTCCCAGGACCGTCGAAGGAGCTCCTGGCCTGAACGTGTACAGGGGCGGGGGGTCAACAAGCTGCGGAAATTCGTACGAGTCGTAGCTCTTGGTGCACAACGCCACCTCGTCGATCTCGATGATCGACGGCGAGGCTGGCTGAAGAAGCGCCGGACTGAAAAATACCTGACCCGCAGGCTGCCCCAACAGCCCCGTCGTGACCTCCCCGCTGAACCGAGAAAAGGGGATGGTGAGGGGCCCCCTGAGGAGGATGCCCTCCATCGCTGCCCACTGGAAGAGGTCGGTATTCGGGTTGAGCGAGTACCCCCCAAGGGAGCTCACGACCGCCGCATCGACCTGGACGCTGTAGTACCCGCCAGGCGTAAGATCAGCTCCGAGGTTGAGCGTCACTCGAGAGCCATCGGGAACGACATCCACCGAGGAAACGGGGATGGCGCCTCCGTTCAGGTCCGTAATCGTGTAGCTTGCCGCGTCCACGAGAGCTGCGTTGATCAGCATGTTCGTGGAGAAGATCAGGACGACCTTCCGCTTCGCCTGACCCGTCGCGAAGAAGTTCGGGATGACCGGGAATCCTACAAACCCCGCAATCTGGTTGGGAGGTTCGAGGAAGTCCCCCGTGGCCGCCTTCGCCGTCGTGACCGTCAGCAGATACCCAAAGTTGTCTTGGGGAGCTGTGCTGACAAAAACGGCATTCGGAGAAGGACTCGGAACGACTCCTACGACCGCCAGGGGCGGCGAGATGTTGTAGTTCGACGCGTTGAAGTTCGTCGAGAATAGGGGGTCGATGTCATGCGAAAATGTGACCAGGACCAGTGTCGGGCTGAGGGCGACCGCTCCGACGAGCAGAAGGGGCAGGTCGACGGTCAGAGACTCGCTGAAGGTGACGGTCTCGGTTCCCGTGAACGGAGCCGGACCCCCGGCAGAACTTCCGCCGAAGGCACCACCGCCCCAAGAACCGCCGCCGAAGCCGCCGGACACTTACACGCTCCTCACGGTTGGAACCAGTTGACGGTCAACCTGGCATTCTTGCAGGTCGCCTGATCCGGAGATCCTGTGCCAGTCAGACGGAGTTGAGCCTCGTAGAGGTTCACACCTGAGGTTAGGCTGATACTTCCCCCAACTTGGACAGGCGTGAGGCTCGTCGTGCTGAAAGTAGACGAAGCTACGACCGAAGAAGTCGTCACGTTGAAGAGGCGGATCTCGGCAGAGTCCGTGGCGTTCGTGGTCTCGATGATGGCCCTCCACGTGACTCCCTCAGTATTCGGGAAGCTCGCGCTATCGATCTGAATCGCCCCGATCGTCTGAAATCCAGTCTGGTCTGTACTGAAGATACCCGCAGCAATCACGAGGTCATTTACGAGTTGCTTGAGCCCCAGGAGCGTCCAGGAGGTACCCCCAAGATAGACGAACGTAGCCGATGCACCCGTGAGCAAGTCCATCGAGGAGGCGCCCTCGATGGAGTGGCCCCCAGGAGGGTTCACGGTGATGGTGGCGGCGCCTCCTGCTGGCATGACCCTGAACTGCTGACCGACACGAGCGCCAGACGGCAGGTTGAATACCGAAGCGCCAGCAACAGTGACCCGGTAGAGGGGCTCTTCTCCGGAAGCCGCCGCCGTGAAGGGCGTAGACGAGACCGTCTTGATCTTCAGGTCGTCGTAGGTGAGGAAGAACTCCTCCATCTGGCCATCCGTTCGATCGCCAGTCCAACCCCTCGTTTGCCCCGCGTAGTTCTGTTCATCGGGCTTCTGGCCAGGGAGACCAGACCCTTGCACAGGAAGTGGATCCGGAAGCTTCTGGTACGAAGGGATGATGATGCCCCTCGCATTCCGGACCCCAAAGTTGCGGATGTCCTTATCGGTCGTACCGACGAGACCCGCCGTGTCGAATACCTCCAGCATGACACGGTAAGACCCGAAGACATCGGGGACAAAACTTGTCGTAGGCGTGTTGTCATCGGCTGAAGCGAGGACTCCAGTAGCCAGGGCGCTATCCGGGGGCACATCCAACAGCGTGAAGCGCCAAGAGGCGATGTTGGTGTTGTCATCGTTCTGGACATTGACCGTACCGCTGACCAGATCCCCTTCGTATGCCTCTCCGGCAGTACCGAGGAGACCTTGGCCAAATTGGATGAGCGCAGTGACGGCAGGCATCGCTTACCTCTAGGAGTCAATGAATACCTGAACGACGGCCAGCCCAGGGTCCCGAACGATCCGGTAGGTGTGGAAGTTCCCGTCGTTGAAATCGAAGGAGGCTGAACCCAAGACGTTGCCGTTGTTCAGGTCGAGGATGAGCACAAGCCTCTCGCCAAGGGGCGTCGTCACGAAGGTCAGAGCTGCGGTCATCCCCGGAGCCGAGAAGCCGAACATGACCTGCGTCGGCCCTGTGCCTCCGGACGCATCGTTCGTGAGCTTGAGCTTGAACCGGACCTCGTTGATGAGGCTCGGGTGATCCGGCAAGGGCGTGTTGTTCCGGTAGACCGTCTTCGAGCCGAACGTGGAGTAGGTCAGGATCCCCGCCGACACCGAGGTCATGACGCTGCCCGGGGTATCGCTCACGAGCTGCCAAGGAGTCGGGGCCGTGGTGTCGTTTTCGGGAAGGACCGAGCCGTCGTAGGTGAGGCAGACCTCTTTCTGGTACTGGACGCCTCCAAAGTTCGGCTGGCATTCGTCATCGAAGGGCGCCAGGAGTTCGTCCGTCCCCGTCGTCTGCTCGATCACGTCGAGAGAGCTGTAGAGCACGTCGTCGGGTACGACGAGGCGGTATTGGACGGTCCCGTCGTTCGTCGTGAAGTTCCCGTCGTTGTTCAGGACGTCCTGGGGCTGGTTCAGGGAGGCGATGAACTCTTGCACCGGGTAGGGCGCCCGAACCTCGAAGGTCTGGGTCCGGGGGTAGAGCGGCGTGCTCTGATTGAGCAGGGTGAAGGCCGTGAGGCCGGGGTCCTCCAAGAAGTCGGGGTCCTTCTTGGGAACATGTCCCGTCGAGCTGCTCTTGTAGTCCGTGAGTTCGTGGGGAAGAAGCGTGAAGAGCCTTTCCGGGGACTCCATCACGTTCCACTGGTTGATGACCTGGTGATGAGGAGCGATCCGGAGGTTGGTCACGCTCGTGGTCATGCCGTAGCGCACGAAGTCCCACAAGGATTGCTCGAGGTTCTCTGGATCGAACGATCCGAAGGCGAATGCGGGCAAGCCGTCAGCGAGCGTCCGGATGATACCGACGCCACTTTCCGGGAGGTCGAGCGAGTTGTAGCCAACCTCGAACAAGGGGGTCGTGTCGGTATCCAGGAGCAGAGCAACTTCCCCCGTAGCGGTCCGGTGGAGCCGGTACTTGTGCATCACGCTCCAGTCAGTTTCCTTCAGGATGCGGTAGTCGACCGTGGTGGGCTGCTCCGGCCAAGGACTTCCGAGGGTGAGGGCCGTCGGAGACCCTACGGAGGCGATGGGGTAGACCCCCGCATTCGCTCCGGCATCGATCACGATGTAGTCCCCAGCCACGACCCCATCGGCGAGGAAGCTGGCGTTGGCGTCCCCGAGGGCATTTCCGACGGCGCTGGCGTTCCTTCCTGAAGTCTTCAGGGGCAGGTGGTAGTCGAGGAAGCTGTCTCCGCCGACGCCTTTCCAGAGGCCCACGAAGCGCTTGTACTCGCCCGTCCGAACACGCCAGGCATTGGCGTAAGCCCACTCGACCACCGACATGGCACTCGAGCTAGCCGGCGTCGAAGATCCGAAGCTGACCTGCCCGATGGGGTCAGGTGCTGGAGCCAGGAAGGAGCTGTAGGGGAACGACCCGATGAACGTCCCGTCGATGAAGAGCGAGATGAGATCGCCCGTGGTGCTCTTGACAGCCCGGTACGTGTGGAAATTCCCGTCCCCCCAGTCGAAGGCAAACTGCGCAAGGGGTCCCAGTGTCGTTCCATCCGAGTGGAAGGTCACGTAGCGGGTGCCTGCGATATCCTCGAAGAGGACTCCCACGGTACGAGCTGAGTCGTACGCTTGCATGAACACCCCGGCGAAGCCCACGCCATCGACCGTGTAGGACAACACTCGGCAACGGAACTCGAAGATGTAGTCGTAGAGGTAGCTGACGACTCGACCGAGTTGGTTGACGGGACTCGTGTCGTCGAGGAAGTAAACACGACCATCCGCCAGGGAACTGTCCGTGATGCGGAGGTACCGCCCTACCATCTCTTCGGTCTGCGTTCCCACCGTCTGCCAGTAGAACGGGGCGAAGTTCTCAGGGAGGGATCGGCCGCCGTAGCTGAAACGAGCAATCAGACCAAGGGGTCCAATGAGGTCCGTGATGAAGGCGACCTGCATGAGGCGGTTACCATCATCCACGGCGAAGGTAAGGCCGTACTGCGAGACCCCGTGAGTGAACGTCAGGAGTTGAACCTGGACGTCGAAAACGAATTCGCTCACGCTCGTGAGGAGGGGCTCGAAGCGGACGAAACCCTTGTAATCTCCCCCGACCAAGCCCACGGCGGATGCCGTCGTCGCATCGGTCGCACTCGTGGAATCGAGGAGCAAAAGGTCCGACGACTGGATGGTCTCCGTTCCGTGGAAGCCAACCGGTGTCCAAGGTTTCGCATCTTGCTCCGGAGGGACACTAGCCTCGTAGCTTGCGAAGCTGGACGCAGAGGACTGCACCGGACTCGTCGGCTGAATGAGGTACCGCACGAAGTCCCAGGTCGAGCTGTTCTGGGCTGGCCGGCTCAGGGAGCCGAAGAAGGCTCCCTGGATCTGATCGAAGGGACCTTGCAGTTCTTCCAGGTAGGGCAGCTCATCGGGCGTGATCCTCAGGAGCTCAACGATGTCCCCGTCGATGAAGACCTTGATGGTACCGGTCATGTCCTGGAAGACCCGGTAGCTATGCAGGATGTCCCAGTCGATCTCAGCCGGCAGTCCCGTGGGGACATCGGACAGGTCGATGCCCCCAGTCCAGGCAGCCAGAGAGGACGGGTTGTCCCCGTACCCACGCTTCAGGAAGCCGATCTTCTTGGTACCCCCGTCGTCCAGGTATCCGACAACGAGCACGACCTTCTCGTCGGAGAACCCAGCGGCGATTCCCGTGAAGATCCCGTCGGGCACCGTAGAGTCCAGCATGAACCTCCACGAGAGCGCGAAGACATGCGGGAAGGTCAGATCGATCGGACGGGTCCAGAAGATCGGCTGCCCGGCCGGATAGGGTCCCGGAGAGGCATCGGTCACGATCAAGTGCCCGGAGGAAGAGACCGCCGTGCCAGACCCGCGACGAACCCAAGGATCCGTCGTCAAGCTTTCAGGGAGTCCGATGCCTTCGTAGGCCACGAATTCCTCGGAAAGAGTTCGCTGAGACGGCGGGTAGGCGATTCGGTGGATCGGGCTGTTCAGGAGAAGCAACGACGGATCGTTGAGGACCGGCGTGTACGCTCGTTCGTAGGCCCGGTAGTGAAGCTCCCGAAGCGTCGGCTGGTCGAGGATGGCGCTGGGGACCACCGGATCATAGTCGTCGGGCCGAATGAGGACGTTGTTGTACCGGTACTTGTGCTGGCTCTTGTCGTGGATGTACCCGGCATCGCGGTTCCACGCATTGAGCCGGAACTCCTTGCTGTTCAGGCGGCGAAGTTCGACCGTGGGGTTGCAGACCCACGAGTAGTCGACCTTCACGTCGTCCGTCTCGATGGGGGCCGCATCCAAGACGACCTGGCCAAGTAGACCGACAACGGCTTCCGGAACAACCGGGGACCCGTTGATACGGACAACGACATCCAAGGGGTCGTCCGCGATCTGTCCATGCCTCGGATCGAAGAGTTCCCAGTCCAGGGTTCCGCTGTTGGGGTCAGGAAGCGTGAAGCTGGCGTTCGCCAGCCGAGCACGTGTCGCTGCAAGGACCGAAGAGATCCGGAACGTTCCTCCGTTCAAGATCCCGCCACTGAGCCTGACGTACAGCCCGATGTGGCTCGCGTTCAACGAAGACCCGGGAAGTGTGACCTCGTTGTAGGTCTGGAAGCTGGCTCCCGTCCCCGTCTGGAGCGTGAGGGGAGGCTTCGCGATCGGACCCTTGTCCGTGAAGATGCTCCTCGTCGTCTCCGGCTCAGCCGCTGTGAAAATGACCGCGTTGAAAAGCGGGTCGATGGGGTTCCCAGCGATGTCCTTCGGCGTGCTCGTCGAGACCGTCAGGATGTAGTCTCCCGACCCAAGACCCGAGGTGATGAGGGCGATCGTCGTGGGGTTGACAGCAAGGACTTTCTTGACCTGAACCGCCGTCGGCCCGGAAATCGTGTAGTCCTCGATGTTGCCCAGGTTGGCATCGTCGATGCGCATGGGCTGGTCGAACAAGACCAGCACGGTCCCATCCTCGGGCAAGAAGGTCGCCTGAATGAGCCTGGGCCGGTTCTCGTGACCGTGCGGAGGTTCCGCCGTGAAGTACACCTCGAAGTTGTAGGCTCCGTGGGAGTCCTTCGAGAACAAGCGAGCAGAGTAGAAGTAGCTCTCCCCGAGGGTGAACTTCGTCGTCTTGCACGTGTAGGACTTGATGCCGCTTGTGTGGCGCCACTGGACCTTCGGGTCGATCCTCCCTCGCACCCTCAAGGTATCCCCAACCGTCCCCTCGAAGTAGGAGGGATTGGTTGTCACCGTGAAAGTGTCGTAGGCGTCGATCGTCACCGGGGTGTACGCCGACAGGATCTCGTTCAAGGTGATGGATTGCCCGGTGGCCTCGTTGAAGACGAAAACCACCTCCTGAAGCCCATCCATGGGGGTCACCATCGGATGGGAAGCCATCTGGCACGTGACCGTCGTAGCCGTAGAGCTCACGATCGTGGCCAGGCCATCCACATGGCCGTTGTTGACGTCCTTCAGAACGAGAAGTCGGTCGACGTAGATGCGGGGTCGACGGTCGGGAAGAGGACCGAGGTACGAGGTCTCGACCGCGATGATCTGGTATCTCCCGACGTTCTCCCCGTTGACGATCTCGATGAAGTCCCCGACACTTGAAGGGTCGATGGTCGCCGTATCGTTGAGGTCGAGGATGTTGGAGACGCCCTCAGCCAAGCTCCCTAGACCTCCTGAATACCCTGAGACGAAGGCATCCTCGAGAGGGAGGGCGAAGATCGAGGACCCCGATTGGTACACATCGAACGTCGGGTCCACACTCAGGATGGCTGCTGGGACCCCATGACCTTCCGGCAAAGGACGAAGGCGATGCCGATCCAGATCGAAGAACTGGTCGAAATGGACCTCCGTAGGGCCCAGAATGACCTCAAGGGTCGAGCCGTCGAGGACAAAAGCCTGGAAACCTCCCGTCAAGACCACCGTCGAAATGGTGATGGTCTCGGTGACCTGAATGGGATGGTCACTCCCGATAAACAGGGCCTCTGTGATGAGGATCGACTGCGCAGACGTTACGAGGTCCGATGTCGTGAAGCTGAAACTCGGGGTCGCGGGATTGCCCGCCAAGTCGAGGATCGAGATATCGACTGGCGTAGCGCCACCGCCGATCCCAGGATGCCCCGAGATGGTGACAACCATGTCGGTTTCAGGGTCTTGGACGATCGTCCCAGAGTAGCCAGGCCGGAAGACGCCACCGACAATGGCCTGAAGCCCGTCGATGTTGACGTCGAGGCTGAATTCATCGAGCCCCGCTGGAGACTGGAGATGGAAGCTGACGGTCGCGGTCGGAGAGACCCCTGTCGCCCCGTTTAGGGGGTCCGAGGAGACAAGGACGGGGCCGCCAGTTTCAAACGACGAGCCACCAAATCCTGCCTGTCCGTATTCACCTCGTCCGTAGCCCATCTACATCTCACGATTCCCAAGCAGATAGCACGATTCCGCTTGCTGCGACGATCGTTCCCACAAGGGTCGGCGTCGTATTGCCTGCGGTTGCTTGAGCTCCGTTCGGGTCCGGAGACCCAGTTGCTGTCCACGTTGTGTAGGTCGAGGTGCCATTGTCGACCCCTCGCATGCGGAAGTACTTCGTCACCAGTCCGCCTTCCCCAGCGAAGATTTGGGTTCCTTGGGCGCCATGTGCGTCCGGAGTTCCCTGTGTCGCAGGAAGGCTAGAGAGGAGAAAGTCGCCGTTGAAGTCCGTCATACGGTCGGCACCGAGCCATCCCACGGGAGCGAGACGTTCCTGTAGATGATTCGATCACGTGTCGACGAGACCGTAAGGGTATCCCCCGTAGTCCGATCCGGAGACTGCCACCTCATGATGGTTGTGGCACCCTTGTACCCTGGAGTCGCGAGGGCCGACCGGCGTGCCAGAACGATGGGGAACATCTGGTCGTTCGAGGTGATCGGATTCACCGGGGTGTTCGTGGGGATGACGAGCTGAGCTCCAGTTTGAACGAAGAGGCACATTGCTGAAAAGAACGTCCAGTCCGATCCGGTTGGCGAGACCTTCGGAACCGAGGACCAGAGGTAGTTCGAGGTCGCTCCGAAGGATTCCGTGCTGAGAGCCCCACTAGAGGCGAACGGGCTGCTACCAGACACATAGATGGCGTAGGTATGGCCGTCGGTTGCCTCCGTAGCCGTGAGGGGGTCGTAGACGAATCCCGTCGTGGGATTACCTCCTCCGTTCGGAAAGGCTCCGGCCCAGAACCCGTAGGGAGCAGCCCCGTCGGCCCCGACATTCCAACGATAGGTGTTGTCGGTGGTCATCAACGTGCCGAAGGACGGGGAGGCATCCGTCCCTGTCCCCCAGAGCAGAACCTCATCCGTGGCCGAAGGAACTTGCGTCGCTCCTGGCGAACCTCCCGTGAAACCAGCGGTCATGCTGTACTTCAGGCGCCACACGGTGTTGCCGGTCCCACGCTGGATGACGAACTCTGCCCCACCTGCTCCGACAGGGCTTCGCAAACGAACCCAAGCATTGGTGTTCGCGAATCCGTTGGCTCCCGAGCTGCCGCTCGAGATTTGGTCTCCGGACGAGTTGTAGGTCGTCCCGTCAGACGAGGATTCGACCGTCCAGCCGGAGGACTTGAGCTGCTCCTTGAATTCGTACCAGGCCACGGCACCGGTTGCAGGAGTACTCTTCGTAAACGTGAATGCCATGTCCTACCTCAACCCCATCGGATGGTCAGTCGGGCCCGTGTACAGGTCGCACGTTGCGCCAGGTCAGTGGTCGTCAGCCGGAGCTGAATCTCGTAGTCCTTCAGGCTGCCAGGAAGGGTAACGACTGCGCTCTGCGTGTCGGCCGTCGTTGAGGTCGTTGAGAAGGTCGATCCGGAGACGACTCCGACATCGGTCACGTTGTAGAGACGAACCTCGGCTGCGTTGCCACCGTCCGTCGTGTCGAAGGTAGCCTCCCAGGTGATCTCCTGGCTGGCAGGGAACCCGGATGGATCGACTTGAAGGGTCCCGATCCTGGCGAACGTGTCGGTCGAGTTGCTCTGGACTCCTGCGACCCCCAAGAACTCCTGCGATCGAACGACTCCGTAGAGGTCGAGGAGCATGAAGTCGGACAGCAGCCAGTTCGTTCCGTCGAAGTAGGCTTCGACGTCGTAGGTCACCGTTCCGGCAGGGGGCGCCGAGATCGTGAAACGGACCGTGCTCCCATCGTCCCGGAGGATGAAGTTGCCGGCCCCAGCGTTGAAGATGACCTTGAAACGGAAAACAGCCCCCTCTTCCGCTCCTGCGGCAACGAGGTCGGCCGTGTAGGTTCCGGCCCCCGTCATCGTGATCGTCTGGTGGGGGTCGTCAACGGCGTACGTGTAGTTGGTCGCGACCGGAGACCCTGAGGAATGGGTGAAGGCCGTGTTCCTTCCTTGATATCGGCCTTCCCTGCGCTTCCGGAGGCGCAAGATCGCATCGAGGAAGACGTTGGTGCCCCCGATGGTGGAGCCGAACCATCCGGCTTCCTGGGCGTCCGTAGAGCCCCCCACGTTGGAGATGTTCCGGTTCATGCCCGCCGAGGGAAAGCTCAGGGCATCCTCGTCCTCGACGGCGAAGAACCGAACCATCGTCGAGACCCCATCCACGGGGTCATCCCTCGTGAGACGGACGAGGTACACGCCGTCCGTCAGGGACGGTGCGGGGGTGATGGTGCCGACCTGCGTCGTGTCATTGGTGACGGTCGGAGCAGAGGCGTCGGGAGCCGGAAAGGCGATGACCTCCCAGAGCCAAGTGGTTGCGCCGGGGCCCCCATCGTCCGTCAGGGTGATCGCCGTCGTTCGGTCGAAACCGATCACGGATTCGCCGCTGCCGCCGACGTTGGCTCCCTGAGTGATTTGGATCGTTGCGAAGCCCACCGGCTACCTCACGTGGCGGTGATCTGGAAGGTCATGGACAGCGTGTCGTTCGTGGTCAGGAGCCGTGCCGTGAAGAGGATCTCGTGGGCCATCAAGCCGATGCTGGCCGCGTCGAAGAGGGCCGTCTTCTGCACTCCTTGAGAGCCACCGGTGAAGGTGAACTGGTTGAAGATCGTCGTCACGGTGCCGGAGCCCGTCGGCAAGGTCACCGCCCCCTGCGTTCGGTCCAGGCCGTTGCCCGAGAGCTCCCCAGCCAGGGCTGTGTCCCCCGCCGCCGGGGAGCTCGGGTCGTTCGACAGGGCGATGTAGTTGAACCCCGTCCCGAGCCCCGCCGAGGTCCTCTGCGTCGTCGTCCCGTAGATGTACGTGTGGATCGCTACCAGCCCGCCATCCAGGATCAGGTTGCCGACCGTCTCCTCAGATTCTAGGCGACGGAGGTAGATCCCTCGCTTCTCGTCGTAGTCGTACGCGACTTCGTGACGGATCGTGCAGAAGGCGCGGACACGGTAGCTCTCCGACATGAGGTTCTCCTCTGGAAACGGGGTATCAAAGGAAGTCAGAAGTCCGAGCTGTGGTCCTCGTCCACGACCGCTTGGCTCTCCTTGCGGCCAAGGCGGTCCCGATCCCTGATCCCCAGCCAGTACGAGCGGTAGTCCTCGTAGTAGTAGTTCGCGAGACGCCACCGCATGGCGTCGATGATCTGGCCGCTCGGTTCGTTCGGGTTGTAGTTGTCTCGGAAAACGTACCGAATCCGAAACAGGGTGTGCGCCGGTCGAATGACGTCGAGGATGACCCGGAGGCTCGACTCGAGGTCGAAAATGTTCGGGGGGAACACGCCGCCCGTCTCGATCGTGATCTGGAACCCGAACTCGTCCGAGATGTCGAGCCCGCTGCCACCCGTTCGCGTCAGGAGAAAGTTCTCGAGGACCTCGAAGTCATCCGAGATGAACAGGGCCGTGGCGTCCTTGATCGACTGCGGGACCGACCCCTGGAAATAGATCCGGATGAGGTTCAGCAAGAACTTCCGGAATTCGGCGTCATCGAACTCCAAGGCCGGGAGCCGCCCGTTCAGGAAGACGAGGTAGCCGATGATGCTGTAGAGGAACTCCGTCCGCGTGTACCTGTAGTCGAGGTCGAGGTCGATGTCCTCCAGGGCAAGCTCGATCTTGGCGAGCTCGACCGCAACGGCCTTCAACTCGAGGGTGTAGTTCGGTCCCTGGACGGCCGAGATGTAGTTCGACGGCAGGAGGTTCAGGAGGTTCGAGAAGATGCTCTGAGCCCGCTGAAGGACCCGGAGGTTGTACTCCTTGCCCCGACGGTAGATCGAAAAATTGACCCGTGAGGGATCGAGCGTGAACCTAGGCACTAGGTCGCCTCCCTGAAGGTCAAGGTGAAGTTCCCGAGGTCGATGAACTCCACCTCGGAGGCCGTGATGTCGTGGGGACCCTTGTCGTTTCGGATGACGTAGCTCGCGGCGTAGCTGTGGTTCTCAGGCGCATCCGGAGGCGATCCTGCTCCTGAGAGGCTCACGAGGACATGGTTGCCTGTACGCTTCACACGCTCGGCCTCGATGTCGGTCGGGTCGGTGAAACCATCGGCGATGAGGGTGGCGTCATCACTGTAGCCCGTGATGATCGCCCCATCCGATCCAATGATGTACGCCTGGTTCGCATTCTGCCCGACGTTGGAGACCAAGGTGGAGAGCGTCAGGGCTTCGTCATCCTGAAACACTCCCCGGTGTTCCGTGGTGAGGCCGCCTCCATCCGTCGTGGGGTATTTCAAGGAGTTCGTCAGGATGAACACCTGGTTGCCGCCGATGTCGAGACTCGACGTCCGAGCCGAAGAAGGAAGGACCGTTTCCCTGAGCTTCAAGCTTCCGTCGGCGTAGCCCATTCGAGCCAGGGGGATGACTTGGAAGTCGACCCCAGTCGTCGAATCGATCGCGTTGATGAGGTCCGACTGAGCCGACCCCTGGCCGATGATCTTCTGGTTCAGTTCGAGGCTGACCGAGCTCCGAACGGCCGGATCGGTCGTGTCTTTCGTGGCCCCTCGCTTGAGCTGGACCGTCGTCTCGAGCTCAACCGAGTTGAGGATCGCCTGCTTGACGAGGACATCGGCCGTGATGTGCCTCTTCGAGTTGATGGTCCGCTGGAGCTGCTGGAGAAGGTCGTTGATCACGTAGGTGACCGTGAAGTTCTCGTCGTGGTCGTAGTCGACGGAGACCACCTGGCCGCTCAGAATCAACGAGGTGGACGTTCGGAGGAATTTTGCCGGGGTGGTGGCCGTTCCCTCGATGATCTCGAAGTCGGGATCGACCGTGCCGGGGCCGTCGTACTCGATCGTCCTGTCCACGTTGAAGACCCTCAACGTGGCAGTGTTCACCCCGATGTTCTTGAGGGGCTCCTCGAAGAATCCGATCATCGTGTGGCGCTCGTCGTTGATCGTGAGGGAGGCTCCGCTGGGGATGCCCCCGATCTGGTTGATGACGAGATAGTTCTTGGCGATGGTGCTCTCCCCTTCGAGGAGGGGGTCATCGGTCTTGTAGAGCTGGTAGCCGAGAAGAGGGTCGAGGGCTCCTGACACCTCTCCCGAGACAGAGGTCACACGCCTCACCGGTTGGAAGGTGAACGTGAAAAGGTTGATCGCCCTGAACCTGAAGTCGGCGATGATGACATCATCGAAGGCCGTGACGGGCTGGGAAACGGCCGTACTGAGCTGGAACGTCTCGAAGTCGAGGATCGTCACGCCCGTGAGGTCGTAGTCTTGACCCTTGGTGGCATTCCGAACGCCCAGTCCTTGAGCCATGTTGTCGAGGATCTCGACGATGGGGGTGTCCGGGGTCACCTGCGGGTCGAGAACCCGGAAGACCAAGTTCACGACGTCGATGATCTGGCAACGGATATCCCGGGCTACGCTGAACGTGAAGGAGAAGCGTTCGCTCACCGTACGTTCCCGGAGACCCTGGACCCAGACGTCGACCTTGCCGCCGATGTGCTTGTGCCGCACCTCGTCGTAGTCCCGCATCATGAGCGTGTCCCCGCTCTTGACGATCTTGGACTTGATGACGCCGACCTGAGCTGCGGCGGTTGCTGCGTAGCCTCCTTCGGTCCCTGTGTCCACGGAGACGAAACCCAGTTCGGCTCGCGTTGCCAGGTCCGTATTCGACTCCTGGTCGGTGCCGAAGACGGTCGCCTCGGTGTTCGTGACCAGAAGTCCTCCGACCGGGGTCACCACGTTCTTGATGGAGCCGGCCGAGCGGTTGCCAGCGGCTCCTACGTTCTGGGCTACGATGTCTACGGTGATCTCGTAGCGCTGGGTGTTGAAGTTGAAGAAGGCTGCCGCATTCGCTGCCGAGAGGACGAACGTACCTCCGACCACGAATCGGGCTGCGGGCAAGCCGTTGGTGGCGTCGACATTCGAGGACACGATAGTGCCCGAGGCGATCACGATGTCTCGCGTGGGCCTTGTCGTCGTGTAGAAGACGACTTGGCCGGTAGCAGGACGACCCGGCAAGCGGGTCCGTTGGAAGTTCCCTGCGAGCTTGTCGAACTGGGTGTTGATCAGGGTCTGGACAGCCGAGTCGGACTGGAAGCCGAGGGCCGCCTTGAGCGCCTGCTTGTACGACGAACCCGCAACAGGGTCGCTCACCCCGTCCCCGTTGGCATCGTCGATCTGGAGGAGCGTGAGGAAGCTCTGAGACCGGTGAACGAAGTCGACGATGAACCAGATGCGTTCTGCTTCGGAGGAGAACGGGTCGATGCTGATGTCCCGGGTCGTCGAACCAGGAATCAGAGTGACCTCCTGGTTGATCCTCTGGATGGCATCCACGAAGTCGAGGACGACTTGTAGCTGGGTGCGCCCAGGCAAATCCCTGATGGCCGTATCGATGACGAAAGGCAGACCAAGGACCTCTTGCGAGTAAGGGGTCTCGAACTCGCTGTTCGTCACCGTGTCGAAGTAGACCGCCGTCACGACGTAGTAGAGCGGGTCCGTATCCGGTACGTCCGTCCACTGGTCCGAGTTGAGGATCCCCAGACCCCCGAGCCGATTGTGCCGGAAGAAGTAGTACTGGGTCAGCGTGCGGCTCTGAAGGGTCTGAGCGAACTTGAGCTCGCCTGAAGCAGTCCCGAGACTCGTACGACGATCCAGGATCGTACCGATTTCGGTTCCGAATTCGTTCTCCTCCGAGAGCCGGACTCGGATGACTGTCGTCCCATCATCCGGAGTGAAAATGACCTGGCTCGAGTCCACGTCGAGGAGGTCCTCGTCGTAGACTGTGGACTGCTCGGTAACAGGGCTCTCGTTGACCCTGAAGTATCCGGTGGTGCCCGCAGGGGAAGTCGAGGCGTAGATGTTGAAGCCACGGAACTCGAAGCCGAACACCTGATCGCCTGTCGGCTCCTTGGCGGCAAGGATGTCGACCGCATTCCGAAGTCGGCGCACCTTGATCCCGGTAGGGATGAGGTCCAGGCTCGTGGTAAGGGTGGCGATGCGGGTAACCGTGACCGTGCTGATGGCACTGACGGACCCCACGATGTCGATCGCCCTGAACCGAATCGTATCGACCCCTAGTTCGAGCGGGTATCCGTCAGGGTACGAGGCCGGATTGGGGAAGGTGAAGTTGATCCCGTCGAGCTCGATCAACGTAGGGTCGGACGTGAAGGGAGCGTCGTTGACGGAGACTTGCATGGCGACGGTATTGGTATCCACGACCCCATCGACCACGATGAACTCTTGGTTCGTCGTGAAGACGAGCTCCTGCGTCGTGCCACTGCCGTCTCGGAGGTTGATCTTAGGTGCTGTAGCCATGCTTACCCAGTGAGCACGAAGTTGCTGAGGGACTGACCGATCACGCCATCTTGCGTCGATGCCCCGAGAATGTCGGCCGGCAACGGGATCTGGACTCCACGCTCGATGGTGATGGGCTTCTGGGATCGGCTCTGAAGCGTCACAGAAACGAACACGACCGTCGGGTCCTGAGTGCTAGGGGTTACCTTGGTCTCCAGCAGGCGGAAGGGGTACTCGCCGTCGGAAACGACCTGCCCGAGAGCCTCCTCCTGCTGTTTCTTGATGTTCTGCCAGCGGCGGAAGGCTTCCCGGATGTCGTTGATGATGAAGGTCTGCACGATGCCGGAGGAGCTCAGCTTCTTGCCCGATGTCTCCAGGATCTGAGTGCCGTACCAGATGTGGAACGAATTGGACCCCTGGAAGGTGTAGATGATCTTCTGGATCTCTTGGAGAAGGAGGGCTTCATCCCGGACTTCGAACAGTTCTCCGTGGGCTCCGTAGCGCCAGTCGTTCTCGACGCCCAGTCCTCCGCACCGCCGGCATTCTTGCCGGACAGTGGTGTAGGTCAATTCGACGTACTCGAGAAAGCCGCGAAGGGGACGGTCGAAGATGATGAGACGGGTCGGTCGATCGAGCAGAGTTTTGGTGTCGGCGACCAGCGACCATCCGGGATAGGGCGAAGTCCCTCGCCATTGCCGGTTGGTTGGGAATCCAAGAGTCGTCGCCATCGCCGTCGGACGCACCATGAGGGTGGCATCCCGGCCCTTGCGTTGCGTCTGTACTCGCAGCCGGCCCGAGGGCGACAAGTCGAACAAGACGTCGGCAGCGACCTCATTCAGACGGCGAGCGATCTCACGTGCTGAGAGCTTCTCCCCGTGTTCGATCTGGACGGTCTGCTCCGCTCCGTCGTTCACCTTCAAGGTGAGCGTATCGTTGACGCCTGACCGGATGTTGAACGACCCTTGCTTGCTGACAAAGCCGATGGCCGGCAAGTAGATACCCTGCGATGGGATTTCGATCGCACTGTCCACACGAACATGGACGGAATTGGCCGAAGCGATAGGACGCAAGGGTCGGACTGTCACACGGTCCTGGTTGAGGAACAGAGCCTCTTCGACGACCAGGTGCGGGCACACGAAGTCGATCTTGCGGTCGAAACTCATACCGTCGTCCCCGCAGCTTCTTCGGCAGCTTGTTCGGCAGCAAGGGTCGTGGTCGTCTCTTCGCCAACCTCTTCAGGCCCTACGAACCCAGTGTTCTGCCTCTGGGCCGTATCCGAGGATCGAACAGGGATGTTCGGGTCGGAGGAGTTGACGACATCGTAGGAGCTGAACGGAGCGTAGGTCGTGAGACCAAATGGGTCCTTGCCGAGGTCGTCGTAGATCGCCCGGTAGTTGGGGTCGCTGATGAGCGTGGACATCTGAGCGGCGAGCTGCTCGAAGGAGTCCGCCGTCTCGACCGTCGACTTGATCGTTTCGAGGACATCGATCTCATTCTGGAGGGAGTCGGCGTAGTCCATCGCCCTCCGGATCTTGCGCTCCAACCGGCCGAATCGATACCGGAGCGTCTCGCTCAGCCAGGTCTTGGCCTTCCGCATCATCTCGGCGGTCGCAGCATCCGCCAGGCCCTTGGCCCCGATGACCTCCCCGTTCGACATGTACTGGACGGGATTGAACTCCGTCGACCGGACAGCGAAAACCGGGTCGGTCTTTGCCCGCACACGAAGGTCTTTGAACGGGTCTCCCCCCATGACCTCGTACACGGCGATGAGCTTGCCGAGGTAGGAGGCCGGATCGACTGAGAAGCTGGAGGGCACCCCCTGGTTGTAGATGAAGGCGATGGACCCGATCCGTGCCATCTCAGCGGAGAGGTGGTTGATCCTAGCGTCGATCAGGGGCACCTGCGAACGAGCGAAGGCCAAGAACCGATCGAGCTGGCTTTTGTTGAATGTCCCGAGCCAATCGTAGGCCATGGCTTCCTCTTCTCACGGGGCCCAAGTGCTTTATCCGCCGAAGATCGTCTGTAGAGCCGTGACCAAGGCTCCCGGGCTGAAGAGCGCGTAGGCGATGCAGATGCCTGCCGTGTACCCTCCTGGTCCGCTCGGCGGAGGAGACCCGGTTGCCTCGTCGATCGTCGTCACCCAGGTCGACACATCCCCGCTGAGATTGTTGGCGGCCAACACGAAGACCCCGAAGTTCAGGTCCTCGATGAAGTCGAGGATGTCAATCAGGAACTGGACGAAGGTCTCCATGGCGTCGATCTTGCGCTCCAGGTTGTCGATGAACTTGACGATCTCGTCCAAAAATCCCTGGAAGGCGTCGAGCAACGCCTGGATCTTGGCCACGATGTCGTAGAGCAAGGCCATCGCCCACGGGATGAGGTCGCGGAGAGGCGAGACCGAGATCCAGTCCGGGGGAACGCCACCCAAGGTGAAGTTCTTGAGGAAGGTCACGACCGTCAGGACGTTCTGCCGAAGCTTGGTGTCGTCGTAGGCAGCCAGGAACGTCGTGAGCGTCTGGTTCGTGTTGGGAGTGACCTTGGGGTCCTCAGGAGTCGTGAACGCGAAACAAATGCCACTCAGTGTCGAGAGGGGTGGGTTCCCTGGCACATTCTGGAATTGTGTCGAGACGGGTCCACGTGGAGGGTTCCCCTGCATGTAGTTCTGAAAGGTCGTGACTTCGCCACCGTTGAGACTGAGCATCGCCGAAGCGACCCCATTGGCGAGCCTTGCTGCCGTGTTCCTGACGTTGAACCGCTGCCAGGGCATGACCGTGAGGTCTGCCAGTCCGGGGTCACTGAAGGCATCGCCCGGAGCGTCCAGACCCGCGAGCTTGCCGACAAGGAGGCTGCTCTGAAACCCTGCAAGCCTGGATGCCTGATTGGTCAGGGACCCCTTGCCGACAGCACTCGGAGGCGTCGGCGCTACGGGATTTCCAGTCGCATCGAACTGCAAGGGAATCACAGGGGGTCCTACCGACACCACCGCCGCCCCGTTCTTGTCCCTCGGAAACGGGATGTGGAAGTCGAGGGACAACGCCACCAAGAAGAGGCGGCGCAGGTTCTCGAGGACATCGAAGTCCCCAAGGTCGGGAGGAACCGTCGCTCGAACGACCGCCGACGGCTTCCCCATCACTACTTCATCGCCACTGGAGGGCCACTCGAAGAAGCGGATTTGGGAGTTGTTCTTGGTGCCGCTCGTCAGCGCATTGTAGCTCGTCGGCAGGCCACCGATGGTGAAGTTGGTCGTGTCGAGGTTGAGGTCCCCGGAGTAGGCTCGGATACGGTAGTAGTAGACGTGCCCGACCTCGACATCATCGTCGATGAACCGGAAGGTACCCGTCAGAGCTCCCAGGATGCCGGCCGTTGTATCGGCCTTCATGTACTTCTGGAACTTGATGACAGGTTCCTGCTGGTTGTCCCTCAACGGCTGCGTTGCGAAGACCGTTGTACCCTGAACCTTTGCGAAGGAGCTAGCGAGAGCTTTGTCCAACTTCGTCGGTACATCGACCTGGACAAGCCCAACGGAATCCGTCGTACCCAGGTCTGCGATGTCGATCTTCTGGGAGGTCGGGAGAATGTCGACCGACTTCTCGATCAGGAAGTTGGGGGGAATGAACTCGCCGGCCAACTTCGTGACGGCATCCGAGAAGCCGGGGTCAGGAGACTCGACGACCGAAGGCAGGTCCCACTGTAGTTCGATCTTTTCGATGGGTCCCTTCGTGAAAAGGGAGGTCACCGCCAAGATGGGATCCCCCGAGGTGCCGACCGGGATCGCCTTGACATTGGCCGGGGCGGCATACCGAGGCGACTTCCACGCCTTGCCGAAGAGCCGCATGATGGCCTGCACGGCCAAGATCAGCTCGATGATGTTTGCCGCATCGAGGACGAAGAGAATGAACCCACTCGTCGTCAAGTCGTTCGGCTGCGGGCGGTTGAAATCCTTGGTGTCGTACAGGGACCCCTCGAACCGTTCGAGGAAGGCCGGATACCCGCCTGCGACCCGAGAGAAGTCGGGGTCGTTCACGGGGTCTGGGATGTCGAAGTAGATGTAGCAACCGGAGGCCAACAGGGCTTGAATCAGCTCGATGAGCAGCCCGATGAGCGCCTCCACGAGGGCCTTGATCGGGTTCAAGAGGTCGAGCAAGAAAATCTTGATGGTCTCGAGGATGGCCTTGAGGATCTCCAAGAAGATCATCAGGGTCTCGAGCAGGCTCTTGATCGGATCGACGACCTGCGTGAGCGGGATCGGGATCTGAAATGACTTCCAGTCGGCCACGGTTCTTCTCTCAGCTTCCTAGCCGGAGACGTTCCAGCTTGCGACGAAGGCGGACCAGTTCCTTGTCCGATACTTCGAGCGTGAGGCCGATGATCTCAGCCATCCGGTCCTGAATGGGGAACCTGTTGCGGTACCGCCACTCGGGCTTGGGCTTCACGTTGTCAGCAGCTTCGTGAGCTGCTTGTTGATGTCGGCCACCGCCTTCTCCCGGTCGCTCTCCGCTCGTTCCTTCTTCGGGAGGATTCCCTTCTCCAGGTTGGTCCTTGCGTCGATCCATACGTACCTCTTGTTGTAAAGCTTGCCGGACGAAGAGAGAACAGAGCTCAAGACAACGGGATCCCCAGCTCCCGTGTCTGCCAAGTTGGCGATGCGAGTCGCAACCTCGGCCGACCGACTGTCGAGGTCCGATGTGAGTGTCCTTCGACCAAAGGCACCCGAATCTCCCACCACGGTCACCGAGGTCGTCACAAGGCTGTAGAAGGCGCTCGTGTCCGAAATCGCCTGGTCGACATTCTGGAGGACCCCAAAAGTGTCTTGGAGAGCCTTCAGGTTCAAGCCCTGCGAGGAGACGATCTTGTAAGAGATGCCGCTCGCACTTCCCGGGAAGGTCTCGCTGATGGTCAAGCTCGTGGAGGAGTCGACCGACACGATCTTGTAGACCCCCGCCATCGTTCCGTTGCGGATGTAGATGAACTGCTTCGCTTCCACTCCCGCCGTGGTGAAGTTCGCACCCGTATCCTGGAACTGCGTCGTGGCGAAGGTCTGCCCCGTGGTGCGAGAGAGGATGGTCGTGAAGAACTGGTTGAAGAAGCTCTCGATCCCTTGCCTCTCCGAAGCAGGGCTGGTTCCTGTATCGAGCCGTAGGAGCTCACCCTGAAGAGCGGGGAGGAGATCGTTGTTGAGGACCGATCCGGTTCCTCCGTAGGTTCCCAGGGGATCATCGACCCGATAGTCCGCGAAGGTTCCGGAGGGCAGAGCCGTGATGGTGAGCTGTGTCGCTGAATCCACCGAAACCACCTGCCGGCGGTAGCCTGCATAAGGCCCGGTCGTCAGGACAACCGTATGACCTGGCTCTACCCCCGAAGACTGGAAATCGACGAGGGTGTCTGTCAGGGTAGTCGTCCCGAAAATGGCCCCGGTCCCCGTCACGAGGGTGTTCGAGACCGTCACCGTGAACGTGAACCCGGTGTCCACGGTGGCGAACGCTGTACCGACCGTGATCGTGGAGGCTCCTACCGACACGATCGAATGGAAACCCGAGTTGGCATTCGTTCCCGAACGGATCTCCACGAGGTCGTAGACCTTGGGCACGGGTGACGGCCAAGGGCCCCCCGAGTTCGTGATGATCGTCCTGGTGCCGTCAAGGTCACCCGTGCCCACGAACGGAGAGGTGGTCGCCGTCCTGAGAGTCCCCGAAGGACTGCCGATGATGGCCTTCTCGAGGTAGGCGTAGCCCACGTTGGACCCTCCTTCCGAGTCTGTCGTGGGGGACAGGATCGGGAACGTCCGGTTGTTGTCGTCGTCGTGGGTCCCGCCATCCAAAGCAGGGAACCGATAGGGTTCCGTGAGCGAGTTGAAGAGGTCCACATCCACGTCCAGAACCTCCCCGCCAGCAGGGCTTTGGACCGTCAATTCAGCGGGGAATCCCGAAATAGTCCCATCGAATGGGGGGAACGCTTCGATGTGCGTCAGCACCCCATCGTCGAGCTTGGCCCCGATGTCGAAGTAGAGGCGATAGAACTTGGTGTACGGATTTGCCGGGGGTCCCAGGTCGTACAAGACCTGGTAGATCGTAGATCCCACCGGGACCGTCGTCGCCAGAGGAGTCCCCAGCGTGAGGGTTGTCCCCGTCGATCCCACGACATCGCTCGGAAAAAAGGAAGGGACCAATTCGATGCCGTCTTGTCGAATGATCCCGACCCGATGGCCGTAGACGGCCGTATTGAAGGCCGGCCTCAGAAGGTCCTCGAGCCCCTGGGTCGTGTCCACGAAGATGAGGGTATCGCCGATGTTGGCCTGCCTCGTCACGATGGCCCACGGTTGACGCCGATAGACGGCATTGACAGCCGCAAGCTTCTGGAAGCCGATGTCGAGGATCGTATCGCCGGTCTTGAGTCCCGTCGGAGAGGCAGCGACGCCGTAGAGATACCTGTGCGTCGGGTAGAAGCGACTGAACTTCGACACCTGGTACATCTTCTTGTAGGTGCCGAGGAAGGTGATGGCGAAGGGCGGGAAGGTGATGGCGACCGGAGCATCGGACACCTTCAACTGGTCATCGATCTGGTTCGTGACCTGAGACAGGCTCGTGCGAGTCGGGTTGTCGATGTTGCCGTCGAACAGGAACTTGCCGTTGTGCCCGCCGATGACCCGGCCATCCATGCTGCGGAGGGCATCTTCCAGATAGTTGATGCCGTCGTTGTAGAACTTGAGGGTCGCCCGAGCGACGACATCCTCGTTGGCAAGGTGCTCCTCGTCGAAGAAGAGCGAGGGACGTCCCTGGTTCTGAAGCTTTGAGCCAGCCTGGTTCGACAAGGTGGGACCGGCGGAAGGGATGCTCGCTTGAGCGTCGCTCTTGTACTTCGCTCGCAACTCCGACCGGATGGTCGAGATTTTCTCGACCCGCCAGTAGAAGCTGTCGGGCGAGAAGGTCGTGTAGTCCATCAGGAGGACTTGGCCGGCCATCCCGTTCGAGTCGTTGGGGATGATGCTGTGGCTGTAAGACGCTCGGAACGATCGACCATCCGAGATGATGCGGGCCCCGGTGTAGCAGATGACCAGTTGCTCGTTGTCCTGAAGCGGATCGGTGAAGGTCACCAGACCGCTTGTGTCGATGCTGTAGCCGTCGGGCTCGTGGAGAACCACGCCGACCTCACCTTCGACTCGCCGGAAGACGACGTAGGGCAACGTGAGATCGGGGCTGCGGTTTGTAGGAACCTTGGCCACAGGACTCGGCAGGATGGGGTTCGAGGACCGCTTCAGGGTGATGGAGGTCGCATCGTACTGACGAGCTCCTCCAGACGTGAACGTCACGGTGGTCCGGTCCGATGTCTTGTCGTAGGTCGACCCCTCAACCAAGTTGAAGTCGAAGGCATCGGACCCGTTCGTCCAGTGGACAACGATCCCTGAGATGTAGACCCCCGACAGGTCCCCCACGAACTTCATGGTCTTCGAGCCACGTGCGACCGTCTCGTACGTGTGCAACTCCGTCACGAAGTACGAAGGGAGGAGGAACGAGGGTGCCGCCCGAGTAGGCCCCGAGGTGATCGCCAGGCCCGGGTTCTGGAAGTCCGAACGGAAGACCTGGGGCGCCGCCAGGTTGACCGTGGTCGTGTCCGTCCCCGCATCGTAGGTCGGTGCAGCGAGTAGGTAGACTTCCGTCCGATCGACCCGAAGCAGGAAGTTGGCCTGGAATTCTCCCGTGCGATCCCCCGGGATTTGGAAGAAGGAGTCTCCGTCTTGGATCGCGATAGCGACTCCCAACATCGGGGGCTGAGCAACGGTCAGGCTGTCTTCGCCCCCGATGGCCTCGTAGATGTAGTAGTCGACGTAGATCCGTTCGCTTGGATCGATGTTCTGCCCGTGCGGGAAGACGGTCTGCTTCTGGTTGTCCGGGAGAAAGGTGACCGACGAGTTCGAGTAGTTGAACTGGACTTGGGTACCCGTGACTTGGGGTCGACCCCCACGGAATGCCTTGGCCTCAGGAGAAGAGGCTACTTCTCGACCCAAAGGATTGAAGTGGATGGTGCTCGTCGTAGCCGGATGGTCCGTCAGTTCCTTTCGGACCAAGAATGTCCCTCGCTCCTGGATGATGACCTTGTTGTCGTTGTCGTCGAGGATGGCGTACGTGACGAGGACTTCCTCGTTTTGCAGGAGGCGATCGGTGAACTGGACGAACCCGAGCCTCGGCTGGATTTTGAATTCGGTGCCAATCTCGAGGGTCTTGGCCCAGTAAACCGTTGCTCCCAGGTCTCCCGAACTGAAGTTCAAGTTCCCCGTATCGAGGGACACCTGAACCGTTCCGGTCGGAGGCGAGGTGAAGGCCCCATCGTTCAAGACCGTGACCACGGTCAGAAAGGACGTCTTGCCCTTCCGGAACCCCGAGACCCCAATCTTGTCCACGGGAATCGAAAGGCGAGGGGAGTTCGTAGCCGCCCCGAGGCTGACGAGACGTTGGACCTTGGTGTTCGGATCCAGGGGAGGCACGTCTTTGAAGTAGCGATCGGCGAGAATCTCGAATCCGTGCCGAACCTCATACTGCAAGTGGTTCTCCGTCACCCCTGGAAGGTCCGTGGTCAGGGTCGTCGCTCCCACCGAGCCGATCGTGTAGACGCCCTCCGAGGCGCCGGAGAGGACCACCAGGAGGTCTCCAGGGACCACCCCGGCGACGCTGAAGTTCTGGGAGGTATCCGTGAAGGTCGTCCCTGAGAACTTCCCCGCAGACGAGGACGCGACGATCTCCCCGACCGTATTGACAAGCGTGGCAAGGCCGGCGTTGTAGTCGAAGGTCACGTCCTCATCGAGCGTGAGCGTGTTGTAGAGGCCGCTGCCTGGTGCCGTCTCGAGCTGGAGAACAAGCTCCGATGGCAGGACCATCGGATCCGATAGCTGCACGGTTCCGTAGGGCTTGGCCGTCGACTGAGGGAAAACGACGTTGTTCTTCCGCCGGGCGTAGAGTAGTTCCTGCTTCTCGAAGTCGAGGGTGTAGCCCAGCCCCTCTGGAGGCGAAGGAACGTCCAGCCGAGGAAGCGTCCCGAGGAAGGACCCCGTTCCCTGAGTTACCCGGACCGTGATGGAATAGGACTCGCTCGGGAGAGCAGGCAAGAAGACCTTCGGAAAGCCGACGATGGGATCGGCCAAGGTCGAATCGAGAGACTCGTAAATGGCCGAAACATCCTTCAGGTCGGGGTCCGTTGCCTCCGGGTCAACGGGCGTCCGACGCAGGCGAAGGATCATGCCTCGCTCGATCGACAAGTCGGGGACGTACGCCTGGACCGAAGATGCCCCGTAGATGGCCTCGTCTGCCAGGGAAAACTTGACGGCGCCGTCCGACCGTCGAACCTCGACGACCCCTAGTTCCCCGAACAAGGAGAAGGCATCGACGAAGGTCGTGTCGGCGAACTGGACGACCCCGGGGACCAAAAAGAAGGTGTCGGCGAGCTCGGGGGGCACCGGAGACAGGTTCCCGGGGCTGAGTACGGTTCCGAGTGTGAACGGGGAGAGCTGAAGGCTGAAGTTGAAGACCACCCCATCGTAGTAGGCAGCACGACCCGTGTAGGTGCTCACGTCTCCTGAGTTGAACTTGAGGAGCCCTGTCTTTTTGGACCACTCGACCGTACCCGAGACTGGATCTGGCGAAAGGGACCCGTCGTTGGCTTTCTCGATGGGTACGAGCCACTCGTGGAAGCCAATGCGAACCAGAGGGAACTGGCCCGTCTTCGGGATGGGATTCAACAGAAGGGTGTCATCGACCACCCCGATATTGCCGGTCGACTTGTTGTAGGCGAAGAAGGTCTGCCGCTGGAACCGAACGGTCTGGGCATCGTACGTCGTCAGGTCCGTGGCGTTCCAGTTGAGGGTCCCCGTGTCGAGGGCGACCTGCACCGAACCCACGGAGGGCGTCGTGAAGGACGCCTCGTCGGCTACGGGTACGAGCGAGAGCGTTGTGCCGCTACCGACGGTTCCGATGGAGATACGAACCGGGAAACTGGTGAAATCGGTGGAGATCGGTGCCTGAACCTTCAACCGGGTCATGTTGGCATCCGCCGTGACGGTTCCAACGATCTCGATGGCCGAACCAGGAAGCGGCCTGAAACGCTGGTTCTTGCCGTCGTAGCCGAACCGGTTCAGGGTCTCGTTCTTCGTCCAGCAGAAGATGGCTTCGGGCAAGTCGCCATCGACCCGGACGAACACGAGGTAGTCGGTCCTGTCGACCGATTCGTCCGTCGGGTAAGCCGAGTTGAAGGCCCCCTGATTGGTGATTTTCGTGTTGGGCGTGAACGTGAACGGCGAGTTCGACTGCCCCACACGGGGTGGCTCCATCAGGTAGCCGGTGAGGAGAAAGCCCACGAGGATTACTCCGGACTGCCGGCGGCGTAGAAGTCCACCACGTCAGCCTCGACCGGAACTCGGACGAGCTTCTCCTCCCCCTTGGCGTTGCACAGCAGAAGGTCGAGGTACTGCTGCGTGTTGCCCGCGATCAAGTCGCCCTTCGAGTTCTTGCGAACGGGGCGCTGCTCGATCAGGTCGACGACCCTTCCCAAGCACGGATTTTCCATCGGATCTCCATTTGGATCTGGCTAGAGAGCTCTAGCTATGAGGTAGGGGGTATCAAACGATCTTGCCGATGCCAGCTCCGCCTCCAGGAAGCGGCGAGGGCGGGCCCACGATCGCGACCGGCATGACCATGGCCAAAAAGGTGAGGTCGAGCCCCATGCCGATGGCGCCTCCAAGCTGGGGGACCGAGAGCCCGATCATGCCGGCCGAGGCCAGACCCGCGATGATGGTCGGAGCAGCCGGCGGAGCGATGAACTTCGCAACCCCTGCCCCGACCCCTGTGCCCGGGTGAGCCGTGATGAGGAGCCCCTGGAGATAGGCCAGGATGATCCCGTTGGCGATGCCTGTAGCCACCAAGGGCGACATGATGCCAATGAGGGCGAAGGAGGCGAACCCCGTGATCATGTTCGCGATGATTGTCGGGGGCACGATCACCGGGATCGGAACCCCTACTCCTGCACCAAGGGTTCCTGTATCGACGGAGGTGACGACGATCTGCTGCGTCCAGGTCGTGACCCCAATACCAACCCCCAGGGCAAGTTGGGCCATGTTCAGGCCGATGACACCTGTAGATGCCAGACTCGGAGCAACAACACCTGCAACGCCAGGGGGAGTGATAGGCATGGCTAGTTCGAGAGAACCGTCGCGGCTCCCATGAGCGGAAGCCCCGTGATGTAGTCGAGAGTCGGGGTTCCAGGCGGGAACGTGGGGATACCTCGAGCCACCCCAAGAACCGCCGTCGGACCTCCGAGCAAGAGAATTGGTGCAAAAATCACACAGGTTGCTCCGGCCGTCAACGTCAGAGCGAGCCCCGAGGTGATAGCCACAGCACCCGCAGCAGCCGCCAGGGACAAAGCTCCCGAGGCCGTCGAAAGAGAAACCGCTCCGGCACCGGTACTGGCTGCGATAGCCCCCGTACCGACGACGATGTTGAAGGCTCCGGCGGCACAGTTGAAGGTCACGGCTCCGGCGGCGGCCGTATAGACCATGGCTCCAGCGAGTACCGTCTGGATGAAACCTCCAGCGATGACCGTCTTCAGCTCGCCACCCGCGACGATGGTCGAGATCAGGGGCAGGGCGTACTGGAGCTGGCTCTTGCCCGTGACCGTCATGTTCAGCTCGCCGCCGTTGATGGTCACACCCCCGCTTCCGTTCACGGTGAAGCGGTCGCACTCGAAGCCGACGAGACCGTTCACGACCGTTTTCTGGGCGCCCTGGATGCTCGTGATCTCTGCCCCCGTGATGGTCGTCTGCTTGACCCCAATGATGCTCTCCTCGACAGTCACGTCGTTGGAGTTGGGGTTGCCCTCGTAGATGCTCTTGACGCCCGACCGGTACCTCACCGTGATGGCGTTGCCGTCTGCATCCCGACCAATATCGAGATGGATGCCTCCTTCGCACGTGACGTGAGCCGAAATGCGGTCGGGGGCACTTGCTCCGATGTACGCCTTCAAGGCGCCCATGAGGTTGATCTCTCCCGAGATGTTTCGGCTTCCAGAAGGGTACCCCTCGACCCCAGACCCGGGGGCATTCAGGAAGAACTTGCCCTGCTTCGAAACGGCCGCCACGAAGTCGGTTCCCCCAACTCCTCGGGGAGGGCGAATCCGAAACATGAATGCGCCCGCCGAGGTCACCGTATCGAGGTCTGGGTTCGTGGCAGACCTCTCGGCGGCTTCGAGCGTGAACTTGCCGGGCTGGACGGTCGTGAAGTCCGGAAAGATGTTCGGCTTGAGCACCTGCCCGTACTGGCGCATTCCTTGGCTCGTCGTCAGGTCGTTCCCAACGATCGTGCCGATGACCCTCTCGATGTAGGTCGTCCTCGGCGAAGGGTTGAACCCGTCGATCTCTTCGAGGACCTCCTGGCTCAAGTCGGAGGTGTGGTACATCTCCATGCGGTCCTCGACGAAGGCATCGACGGCTGCGTCTGCATCCTCAGGGCTCGCCGAAGGTCCTGTCCCAGCGTAGAAGACACGACGTCCCGAGGCATACGTGACCGGGGGATACGTGTCGAACTGGTTGAACATGGCCGAGACTTGGCCCTGGTCGTTGGCGAACTTGGTCGGAGCACCGGTCAGTCCAGGGCCTACACCCTGGAGCTCGTCGGTTCCAAGGTACCCATCCGTGGTCTCGGTCTTGAGCTGAAGGGGGTTCGAAGACGTGACGAAGGTCCCCGTAGGAGCCTCTGAGAACTCCTGCGACGGCGTGACCGTCGTCGTGGTCGCACCGTTGATCGTCTGCGTCGTGATGGTCGGCTGGTTGGGAGAGTTCGAAAAGAGGTCGTCCGGCAGGAAAAACCCTCCACGTCGAACGGGGCCTGCCACACGCTTGATGCCCGCTTCACTCTCGACCTTGTGAACCACGTGGGTCTCGAGGGTACGGTCCGAATCGCGGAGCTCGATCGAGTCCCCCGCCCGGTTGGTGAAGTTCACGTCCTTGGAGAGGACGAACTCTGCCCCCGAAGAGGACATGCCCCCGACGTCTCCAGGGTTGAGCATGAGCCTCTTGAGCCGGCTCGTCGGACCCACGAGCTCGCTCACATCTGCCTGGTCTTCCGTGGCGACCTCGTTCGGGTCGATGGGAGAAAAGGGATCGAATCGCAACCCGCTGCGATTCCCCACCGGGATGTAGCCCAAGATCACGGCATCGTAGATGGTCTTCGACAGGCGGCGGTAGCCGACAATGGCCAGAGAATTGACCTCGGGCACACCGCCCCAAAAACTCCGGGGGCCCACCATCCCCTGCGTGAGGTCGATCTCGAACCGGTCGCCTCCACCCGTGAGGATCCGGAGGTCGGCTTTCATGTTCACTTCGTCGACCCGGGTGATCAGTGCGACCTTCAGCCCGAACGGCTCCCCCGTGTCCGTGAATTGCTTTCCAGGGACATGACCGATGACGTTTTTGGGGGTCTGGCGCATCACCATAGGTCATCCCGTGGGCGGGTATTCGGCGTTGAGTACGTTGAGGTCCTGCTGCTTCTTGGCAAGCCTCTGAGCAACTTGGTCGAGCTGCTTGCTGAGCTGGTTGATCTCCTTCGGGCTTGCCGGAGGTACGCTGCTCTGGGCCGCCTGGAGCTGGCTGGTGAGATCCGCGACTTGACCCTGAAGGTCTGCGATCTCTTGCTGCAACTGGGCACGCTTCTGGGGCGCCTGGAGAGACTTCCCGAGCTTGTCCATGTTGTCGACGCCGTTGTTGAAGTCGTTGACGGCCGTCTGAGCGGCTGCGATCGGATCACCCAGGGACCTCCCTGTCCCACCGAAGGGCGGGCTGACGTCTGACAATTCGTCCGGCGTTGCGAAACGGATGTCCTGGGGGTTGTTCTGAGGCAAGTTCAACGCATCCCCACGGAGTCCGGCCTCATACTGCTGATGGGACACATCCAGAGCCTGGTAGAGGTTCGTCAGGTATCCCTCGACCCTTCCAAGGGTCACGGACATGTTGAGGACCGTATCCTGGACGGGGCCGCTCGTAGTCGTCGACGTTGGGGCATTCCCCGTGATGGCCACGGCCTCATCGATCTCTGCTTGATGCTGCTGTTGGAAAGCCGTGATGGCCTCGACGGTGAGAAGAGATACTTTGTCGGGAGGTGCTCCCGCTGTAGCGGATGCAACGGCGGCATCCTGAAGGCTCGACAGGTTGGCCAAGGACTTCTGAGCAGAGGCCAAGTCAGCCTGGCTCGATGCACTTGACACGGGGCCCGAAACCCCAACGACACTGATTTGGTACCCCACGTTGATGAAACCAAGGTCGGCTCGACCCAAGAGGCAGTCGCACTCCTCCTGCGTGGGAACGGCTTCCCTCACGGCCATTTCCGCAAGGGTCAGGGCATGCGAGAGTTGGGCTGCTTCAACGGCCGCCGTGGACCCTGTGTTCGTCGCCCCCGACTGCTTGGGAGACCCCAAAGGAGCCGCATCCACGAAGTTCTGGTCGGGGGTACTGAACTCCGGAATCTTGGTGTCGGGATTGATCGACGCACCCGTCTGGAGGTCCTCCGGCTGAAGGGAGGCGATGGTCTTGGCAGGGTTGGTCGATTGCCCGCTCGCTGTCGTCAGCCCAGAGGACTGCGCCTGAAGGGTGCCCGTGAGCTCCCCTGTCATCGCCAGTTGAAAGCTGACGTTGGCTTTGCTGTTCAGGGCTCCCGGGTCCGAGGATGAACTGTTGAGAATGAGCGAACCGTCGGTCAGGGAAACCCCTCGTCCGTACCGGAAGTGGCCGATGACCTCGAACCCTCGTTCATCGCTCACGGGGCGAATCATCGCCGTGGCCCCCTCGAGCTGGAAGTTCCCCGTGCTTCCAGTGGCGGACTTGATATTGCTCTTCGTAAGGGTCGTGGCATTCGAGTCGATCTTGATGTTCTTCGTCGGTACGAGGACCATCTCCTTGATATAGGCCGTTTGCTCGAAGAGGTACGCATACACCCCCGCCGAGTTCAGGCCGTAGCTGTGCCGATTGTTCAGGTACTTCTGACGGAGGATGTCCTCGTTCTGGACTGTGTGAGCTTCCGTCGAATATTGGGCATTGATGACCCCCGTCCCTTGATTTTGGACGTTCTTGCGTTGTTGAGCTACGACACGTGCGGCATTCGGATCCTTCCGCCCCTGTACCGAGGCGGCCTTGGTAGCCCCAGGGTCGACGAACGGCCGGGTGTAGGCCAGTACCACGTTGGGATAGCCGAGGAGCCGACCGGTCTTCGGGTGGCGGAGGACCAGAGGCTCGTAGGGGTTGTTCCCAGAGGCTGCTGACTCGAGCTGTTGATTCGTGGGGGGAAGCTGAGCAGCATCCCCCACTTTGATTTGGAACTGGCCCCCAGCCGCAAGCTGCTTGGCCGAATAGGTCGTCGACAACGGACCCGATGGATTCTTCCCACCTCCACCGCTGTAGGACACCTTGAGGGAGCCAATGCCCGTCGGTGCCACGAACTTGCTCCGCTTGGCGGTCAAGGTCAGGGTCGTCTGGGCCCTGCCACCAAACTGGATGTTGTGGCTGATGCCAGAGACGTACCAAACTTGATCCTTGGGCGCGATGTAGACCGGGAATCCTAGCCTCAGCTCGGGCCGCAGGGGGATGTTGACGGACCCCCGGAAACGCCTTGAATTGAGGCGGTCGAGCATGTCGAGCCCGATGTTGAACATCTGCACGGGGCTCGACGAGAACTCCGAGTTGAAAGTCTGCGTCCTCCAGCCGTACTTGCGAAGGAGGTGGTAGTCCGTGACGGAAGTTGTAGGCGTGCACTCCTCGGGCATGCCGTAGTCGATGTTTCCGCCGAAGGATCCGGAGAGCTGGAGCTGGGTGACGACCTCGGCCTCGGACTCGGAGAAGTCCCAATCGATGATGTCGATGTCTTGGATCCAAGAGATGGGCTTGTTGGAGAGAACGTCGAGGTTGTAGAAGGGCGGCTTGAATACGATGTCGCCGGTCACATCCATGAAGAACTCGAAGCCGATGGCGTCCTTGCAGGCGTTGGCGATCTCGAGCTTCGTCTGGAACTCGGACGACCAGAAGTTCACTTGCCCGGCTTGGCTGAACTGGGTCCGGAAGGCTGTCACTGCCGGGTCAGTCGGGTCGAAGACCATCTGTGACCCCTCCGTGCCGCCATTTGCCTGACGCACGGCCTGCGAGGCGAAAGGAACCGACTTGCTGTCCTTGTATCGCCGATCACCTCCGTTCTTCTGGTAGGTCTGGTAGAGGATATCCCCACGAACGGCATTCCCTGCCGTACCGTACAGCATGAGGTTCGATCGGATGCGTGTGAACCTCTGCTGCCAGTACAGCATGATGTCCCCGAGGGCGACGTTGAAGGTCTGCCTCTGGGTGGATTCCTTGGTGAGACTGATGAGGGACCCCGAACCGACGACGACATCTCCGAAGGATTGCTGAGCCAGCGTCCAGATCATGTCGTAGGGGTTCGATCCGAAGAGCACGTTGCCAAAAATGCTCCGCCCAAGCTGCCCGGCTCCTTGGGTGAAAGCAGGCGTCGTGTTGATCTTGCAGAGCTCCCACCACTTGAGGATGTCGGCACAGTTGATGCTGAAGCTGTGCTCGCCCCCCGAGTAGCTGTCGCTGACTTCCGTCACAAGACCCCAAAAAATGGGGTAGTACTGGGGCAGACCCTCGACGAGGAAGTACCCCTTGGCGAAAATCTCGACCTCCATCATGGGGGTGATCAGAGGGTTCCCGTCGAAGTAGAACTCGTCGACCGAGTGCCGGGGGATCGACATGTTGATCGAAGCGGACCCCGGAACGCTATCCACGTGGAGGTCGACTTGGACCGAAGTGATGTACTTGTTGATGTCGAAACGCCGGTGACACGAGGCGCATCCGACCAGTTCCGTGTCGCCGTTGATGTACACGAGGGCGTCCGGAGCCGTAACGACGGTCGGTCGGATACCTTGCTGCCACGTACCTTCGAACGGTCCTCGCATGACTAGAAGACTCCCTGGAGGACACCCTGGGGTTGTGCCACCGGCTGCGTTGTGATGACCCTGGATTCTGGAGGAGGCGTCTGGAACGGGATGCTTGCCCCTTGCGTGATCTGGGGGACGCCGTAGTCGAAGGCATCGTCCGTGCGATCGAGGAGGAACGATGCTCGGACCGTGAATTCGAAGCTGTACTCCGCCGAGAAGGGGGCTGTGTCGTTCTCGGTGAGGTTGAAGCTGTCGAAGCTTCCGATGTAGATCACGTTGTCGTAGTAGATGTAGATGGACCCGACCAGAGACAGGTTCTGGTACTCGCGGCGAGTCGTGTCATCCGGCAGGAACACCGCCCCGTTGCTGCGGTAGATGTGGTAGAGCGACTGGAAGTTCTGCCAGGAGGCTGAATAGTTCCTGGCCCAACGGGTGAGCCCGGGTCCGTTGGCATTGGACGTGTCGATGGCCATGAAGGAGGCGAGCTTTCCGGAGCCACTGATCTTGTCCTGCTGGTCACCCCAGTATTCGATGATGGGACCGTTGCGGCCCCAGTTGCCGTCGTTGACGATCTTCTCCCCCTTCACGGAGAAGCTGCTCGGGTTGACCATCATGGCCAAGGGCGGGCACTTTGCCATCTGCCCCAAGGCGAACTGGGTCGCTTGGATCGCGTTCTTCTGGGCAGCCGTGAGGTCCTGCCCCGTCGCCGTGGCCAAGAGGGGGCTGCCCGCCTGCGAAGCTTGCTGCTGAGCAGCGGCCTTGGCATTGGGAGCCCCGTTGATGTTCCAGTTGCCGTTGCTGGCATCGCCCGAGACGGCCTTGGTACCGCCGTTGTCGAAGTCGAAGGGCAACTTGCTCACATCGATGACGGCGACGACATTCCGGGGACCGTAGCCGTTGTTGTCCACCAAGGTTCCGTCGGCGTTCTCCTTGATCGTGCGGCTGTACTGGCCGATGGCCTGCTGTCCGTGGGAATCGACCTGGCCCCCATCCACGGAGGTGTAGTGCCCGTTGCCGTCCACACTGGTGACTGTGTAGACGTGCTGGTGGCTGATCCCGTCGTCGGACGGGGTTTGCACCAGAACCATGTCTCCGGGCTGGATGCTGTAGCTGCCATCCTTGATTTGTTTGGGACTGACGAGAGCCCCATTTTTACGACCAATATTGATCGTGTCACTGATCGCCGCCCCGATCTTGTATTTGTCGGTCAGGCTCGAGTCTTGCACCCCGGCAGCCCGCCAAAATCCTCGGACTGCCAAGCCGCAAGTGCTCAAATTGGGAGCCTGGAAGAAGTTCCTCTTAACGAGGTCCCCGTCATTTGCAGACGCGAGTAGGCCCTGGAACCTGGCCGGATCCGTGCTGTTACCGGCTCCGATGTAGCTATTCGCAAGGGACACGATCCGTTCACGCTTGTCGTTTCCGAGTGCCTGTGTACTCCCGTTCGTCCCGCTGATTCCGTCGGCACCTTCCACCGTGATGATGCTGGAAGTCCGGTCGAGGAGTCGCCCCGTGACGGCAGCCGCAGGAGGAATGATCCCTACAGCAAAGAGAATGCTCTGCTTCCCCCAGATCGTTCCCGTCGTGGTTACGCCGAGGAAGGAGCCTGAGGCCGGGTCGATGCTCGACTCGAAGCTGTCGTAGAACGTCAGGAGCTGGGCGTACGTGAAAGGCGAGTAGTAGTCCGCCGTCGCTTCGATCGACTGGTACACCTGGGACCCAGGAGAACCCCTTCGATTGGTCGGAATGGCGGCCATACTTCTACCTCAGGTTTGTGTTCTGATTGTTCGCGAAAACAGCAGCCGGTTCGAAGTTCGCCAGTTGCTGACCTGTATTGGCCTCACTGGCCGTCGTCCCAGCCGTTGTCGCCGTGTTGATGTTCTGGAAGGACGGCGTTGCCCCAGGGACGACCGTTCCGAATCCAGAGCTGTCGACGCTGTAGATCGTGTGCTCGATCTTGAAGGACCAGCTCAACTTGAAGGCGAAGGGGCTGTCCTCGGTGTCTTCCCATTCGAAGCTGCGGAACCCCCCGATATAGGTCCCCCGGTCGTACATGAGGATGATGTTCCCCTGAAGGACGAGGTTCCCCGAGGGATCGTAGACGGCCCCGTTGTTGCGAAACAGATCGTGGAGGTCTCGGAAGCGGTCCCAGGCGATCGTCCTCTGCCTCAAGACGCTCGTGAGCCCCGTCCGGATGTTCATGAACGCCCCCGTCGAAGCGTCGGCAGAAATCTCGACGAGCTCGTGGCCCCAGTGCTGTTCGACGAATCCTCCCCGAGTCTGGATCCGTTCGATCTTCTGGTTGTTGCTCTCCTGGATGCTCGAGGGATTGACGTGCAAAACCAGGGCATGAGGAAGAAGCGCCCGCAACCGACTGAAGGGGCTCGACACCTGGAAGGCCATCGGAATGGGCCTCGGGTTCGTCGGTGCTGTCGTCGAAACGGCACTTCCTGAGGCACTTCCCGTGATTACGACGGGTGAGGGAGAGAGCTGCGACCGAACATCAACAGGATGGGTGTAGCCCGGTTTCCCTGGAACCGTGATCGGCGAGAAGTCAGGGTTGGGAGACGGGATCCTTGCCATCAGGTGTACCGCTCACGCCGCTTGTACTCGGCAACCGTGTCGATGACCGCCGCATGGATCATCTTGGCCAGGTCGTTGCCACCGACGCCGTTCACGTTGATGTTGTAGTTTCCTCCGCCACCTCCACGACCCCCACCTCCAGCTCCGGCTGGCAGGATGCGCTCTCCAGGACCCACCGAGGCCAATCCCTCGCCGGCTGCCGCTCGGACTGTCGCAAGACCGTCCGTGACCCCTGTGACCATACCTCCCGCTGCGTTCCCGGTAGCTGTACCGGCCTCCCCTCCACCGCTGGGCTGCATCCAGTCCTTGGCGGTTTTGCCCTCCTTTGCCTCGCTGAGAGCCTTCTTAGCAAAGTCTTGAGGGCTCATGTTGTTCTGCTGGAGATACTTTGCCACATCGGACTGGTCGAGGTCCTTGTACATGTAGTACTCGAACAGAGCAGTCCGCGTCGAATCCAGGACGGCTTCCTCGATCGTCTTCCGGTACTTGTTTCGGAGCCAAGAGTCCCCGAACTTGACCACCAAGGAATTACCCTTCGAGCGATCGGACAGGTCCTGCGTGGCCTCGGCTGTCGATTGGCTCGACTCTGCCGCTACCTTGGCATCGTCGTAGAACCCGCCCTCCTTCAAGGTGCTAGCGGCGGCCGAAAGCCCCGCCGTCTTTCGACCTAGTGTGGCATCTCCGGTGGGCAATTCCTTGATGGCAGCGCCGATGTCCCCCATGGACGCCCCCATCTTGTCGAGAATCTCCGAGGGGGACAACTCCCGAGCCCCTACCCGAGCGACCTGCTTCATGTTCTCGGCCTGGATCTCCTTGAATCGATCCGCCATCTCCTTGCCGCTGCCCTTCTCGATAGCGGCGGCCCACTGGTCGGCGTCGAACACGCGGTCCATGTCTCGAACGAGACCCTGGGCCGTCTCCATGACCTTCTTCTGCTCAGCGGCCTGCTTCTCAAGCGTGGCGAGATGCTTGTCATCGGCCTTGGACCAGGCTTCTCCAGGAGTCGCCGCAGATTCACCCGTAGCCTTCTTGGCCTTCAGGGCTTCGATCTCCATGGCCGTCTTGTCGGGGGCACCTTTGCCCATGGACGCCGCTTGGTCGAGGACCTTGTTCATCGACTTGACGATCGAGGTCCCGGCGATGGCCTTGTTCACGTCGGCGGCATTGATGACCTTCGTGATCTCCACCTTACCAGCGGTCGCTTGCCGAGCAGCCTTCAGAGCTCCGACCTTTTCCTTCTCCTTGCCCCCGACGAAGGGGAAGCTCATGATCGCTTCCAAGATCGAGGACATCACGTCGTAGATTTGGTTCATCACGAAGTCGACCAGGGCCCCCAGTTTGTCGAGAACGCTGCTCGTGAGCTTCGCCTGAGCCTTGCCCATGTCCTGAACGCCAGCATCGACCTTCATGAGTTCCTGCTTGGAGGCATCCATGGTGTCGAAAATCTGATCGGTGCCAGCCGCGTCGATACCCTCCTGGGTCGCCTTGATTCCGGCCTTGGAGAGCTTTTCGAGGGTCTTGGGGTCGTTGTTCTCGAGGCCCTTCTTCAGGGTCTCCTTTTCGTCGTCGATGGCCATTTCGAACTTGGCCATGCCGGCGAGCTGCTCCATGCTGATGCCCTGGTTCTCGGCCATCATCTGGGTGCCGATATCACCGATTCGATCGACGAGCTTGCCCGTTCCTCCGATGTTGAGGGACGACTTCATGATCTCGAGACCGGCCCCCATGCCCACATTGCGCATGGCCATGGCTTTGCCGAAGACTCCCTTCTTCGACGCCTTGGTGTCCATGCGCAAATCGGAGATGGCCTCCCGAATGGCGCCGGCTTGCTCCTTACCCACGCCGGACATCAACTCCTCGACGGGCTTCGACAGGAGGTCCGCACGAGAAAGTCCCGCCTTGCCCCCGGCCTCGGCGATGGTGTCCCCGATGTTCTTGGCTTTGCGGTCGAGGTCCCGTTCCAGAGCCTTCGACGCTTGCTTCCCACCGAGCAGAGCGGTCTTGAGAAGGTCGTGACGACCCATGCCCTTGAGGGCCTGGGTAGCTGTCTGCATGAACTTCTGAGCGTTCCGGGGGCTCATCACCTTCCCGAGGAGCTTGAGGGTCTTGACCGCATCCTCGAGACGGGTGTTGTAGAGGCTCAAGTCCGCTGAAACGCCCCGGATGATCGAGAAGAACTTGTTCGAGGCGATACCAGACTCCCCGGCAGCTCGAGTCATCTGAGCGAACGAAAGGCGGCTCTGCTGTAGATTCTGCCCCATCTCCGTGAAGAGCTCCGACTGCATCTGCGTGATCTCTTGCAGAGGAACTCCGAACGCTCGGGAATAGGCCACGCTCGAATGCACGAGGTCCGAAGTGAAGTCCTGCACGGACCGTCCAGACCTCTTCGCCTCATCCCCGATGGACCGCAGGCTGACACCCTCCTGATTCAGAGTGCTGACGACTGTCTTGACCTGCTCGTCCGTGATGCCCCACTTGATGTTGGAGAAGCTGAAGGCCGCATCTCGCACCCCCTTGACCGTCTGTTCCAGGTCGTCGAAGGCTAGGGCTGCATTCCCTCCTGTGTCTGCCAGGAACTCGGTCGTCGAGGCAGTTGCGAGCAGCTCTTTCTGGAACTGCTTGGCCTGAGCCTCAGCGTCGATCAGGACCTTGACGATCGCCATGATAGCGGAACCGACCATGCTCAAAATGGGCCCGAGCTTCCCCAATGTCTGGAGAAGGCCGCCCATTTTCCCAAGGGTCCCTCCAACAGCCTTGAGCCCAGCGCCAGCGAACTTCATGGCGCCCCCGCCCATGCCGCCCCTGGCCTCTCCTGCCTTGGAGACCCCAGCTCCAAGCTTGCTCATCCCGCCACCGAGAGTGGCCCCGCCCTTGAGCCCAAGCTTGAGGGTCTTCCCGATAATCTTCGAACCACTCTCTGCCAGGCCCTTGGCGTCCTTGGCGAAGAAGCTGGTGACCGAATTCGTCAGGGCATCCTTGAGTTCCCGGGCGACGTCACGGAAGGACTCTTTGGGTCCCGCTCCCCCTCCCCCTCCGCCCATGAGGGTACCCCCACCCTTCCCCTTTCCCTTCTTACC